TCGGAGGTGGAGGGCAGACTTTGGGCATGAGGGGGCGAAGGTGTTGAGCGAGATCGAGGGCGGTGCGTGGGGTGGCAGACACACCAGGGGTGGGGGATTCACGGCAGACCTGGAGAAGTACCTGGCCGCATTCCTGAATGGGTGGACGGTGGTGAGGATCGGTGCTGGGCAGATCAACTCGGTGGTGGTGCAGGCGGTGATCGAGCAGGTGAGGACGAGGATGGGCGTGAGGGTGGGAGTGGGAGCGGCGGTGGGAGATAGCGCGGAGAGCGTGAGCCGTGGCGGTGATAGCGCCGAGAGCGTAGCGGATAGCGCCGAGAGCGTGGAGTGGCTGCGGTGAATTTTTTTGATTTTTTTTTCGTTTTTTTTCGACCGTCGATTTTTTCTGGTTTTTCCTCCAGCCTGTCTGCGCTCGGCGGCCTCGGCGGCCTCGGCGGGTGGATCGGGCGGGTTGTCGGGCGGTGATCTGGATGGATGGGGCCGCGCTGGCGCTGGGCGGTGTCTGTGGGCTCGTCTGGCGGCCTGTCTGGGACTGGACAGCGGAAATGGGGTGCGGCCTGCCTGAGGGCCGTTTGCGGCGCAAAAAAAGGGAGGCCGTTTCGGGCCTCCCTTTGATGGGATGGGGGGATCGGGCCGTCAGTATCGGCCTCGGGCCGTGGCGGTGAGCCAAGCGGTGGCAAGGGCCGCGATAGCGGCGGTTAGCCATGCCATGGTCTGCACCACTCGGCCACTCGGCTCTGGGATGAGCTGTCTGCGACGGATGGTCGGGTCTATGATCCGAATCGGGGCGCGGTATGGGTCGGGGGTGATCATAGTCCTGCAGGGTTGGCGGCTAGTAGGTTGCGGATCTCGGCGAGGGCCTCGGTGGTGTCGGGGTCTGGGCTGGCCATGTCGTCGATCCAGTCGGCGGCCCATTGCAGGGCCGTGACTAGGTCGCCTAGGCGGTGGAGCTGGGCTGATAGGTCTTCGATCTCCTGCAGGATCTCGTGAACGGCCACAAGGTCGTTGCCTGCGAGCTGGTAGAGTCCAGCGCCTGCGAGAATGTTAATCTCCTCGGCGATGGGGGTGCGGGGCCTGTCTGCTGGGTTGTCTGTGTCGACGCTTGTCCAGCCTGCTGGGGTGTCTGTCGGTGGTGTTGTCATGGTGTTGTGGGGTGGGGTGGTTAGTATTCGGACGGCAGGAGGATCGTGGTGCCGTATCGTTCGCCGTGGCTGTTGGCGGCCTCAGTTATGATCCAGATCTTGAGGTTGTCGAACGAGGGCAGGTGGTAGGCTGAGATGATCCGTGCGCCCGTAATGAGGGCGCTCTCGTTGGCCTGCTTGTCCTCGTCGTCGAGGTCTCCCCAATCGCCGCTGATGTGGCAAAGGAGACAATGCCCGATCTCAAGCAAGGCTAGTTCGGTATGCTCAGCGATGAGGTGGCCCACCTCTTCGCTGTTGCGAATCGGGCCCGTGTCGAACTTGGATAACCCCAAGGTTGGTAGTGGCTTGGCTTGGTCTGCGGCGGCATGTTGCTCGTGGTCTGTTGCGTGGTGTATCATGTTGTTGTGTTGTTGTTTTGGTGGGATCTGTCTGCGATCCGCGAGCGCTGGGGGGTAGCGCTTTCGGCCCTCGCAAGGGGCCTCATCAGGCGGTGGCGGCGGTTATGGTGAGGCCGTGCTCGGCGGCCCACCGGGTTATCGCCTGCCATGAACTGGCCGGGGTAGAGTCGTCTAGGTTGTTGGCAATCGGGAGAATCAGAGCCCCCGGCGGGAAAAGCTGGGCATCTTCGTTTGCGTCCCTTGAGAATCCGTAGCCGGAATGAGTGAATTTTGCCCATCCATCAGATTCGTTCGCCTCCACTTGGCGGAAATATAAGCGGCGGTAAGTGGAAGGGCTGAGGGCTCCGGCTAACCTTGAAAGTTCCAGTGTATCTTCGGCCGCCTTGATTTGGATGATCACGGTTTGCTTGTGCTTGCTTGATCTGCTCGTCTCGGTCGAGAAGTGGCGGAAAAGTTCGCAGCGAATCACGTCATTTTCAAGCGCGTCAATAAGCCCACAAATTGCGGTTGCTTGGTTCGCGATGCTGCTTGCATTGGTTACGCAGCCAGAACTGCCGGGCATGATGAGCGGCAAGACGGTTTTGCCTTTCCGCTCTCCGGGCGCTTTGCGAACCATGCTGCAAGGGTCGCCTGCTGCAGCTCGGGCTGCGTCCGGGAACATCCCGGCAATATCGAAGCGCCGGGCGCGGCCTCGGGCTGTGGGTTTCGGCATGGCGGCCTTGGCTGTCTGGAGGGCTTTTAGCCCGGCTGGCCACCCAAGGCGCGCAAAGTCGAGTGCTTGCTGGAATGTTTCCGCCCCGGTAAAGTTGGTGCGCTCGTGGTTGTTTGTCTGCGTTCTTTGCTCGTAGCGAGCTTTGCGCCATGCTGGGCTTGCTTGGATCTTGGCGCAATCGTCTGCAAATGCTCCAAGGCTGTTGAATCGTTTGATGGTGTGCATGGGGTTAGTTTGCGAGGGTGTAAGCAAGGGTTTCACGAGCTACGGCGGTTTCATTGTCAAGCCGGGTGCGGCTGTCTGCGTCCATACCTTCGAGGGATAGGTTGACGGCATCGCCTGCGGTCATTCCTGCCCGGAGGGCTTTGCAAGTGCGGTACGTCATGCGAGGGCTGATCACGTGGCGAATTGAGTGGAGCCGGGCAGCGGCTCGAAGTGCTTGGACGTATTGCGCTACGGCTTGGCCGTGCTGGTGGAGCGCTCCGGCAATTGTGTTTTCAAGCTGCGGGTCGTAGTCCATCGCGATTCGAGCAAATCTGTCCATTGTGGCGGCATCCAGTTGGTTCCGCCCGACATACTCGCGGGAGGCTCCTGCGCCCCATGTGTTGGCTGAGGCGATGCACCGGAAATCTGGGTGACGCTTCACGCTGCCATCCGGGAAATCAAATTTTCCGTTCGACAAGGCGGCGTTGAATGCCAGCAGGGCGGCAGGGTCGCTAGCGTCGATTTCGTCGAATAGGAACAAGCCGCCGTGCTCGAACGCTTCGCGGAATGCGGTTCTGATGGTGCGGCCTTGGGCATCCACGAACCCGGTCAGCTTGTACTCGCTGGCCACGGCTCCGGTAAAATAAAATGGGGTTTCGAGCGCTTCGGCGCATTGCTCGGCAATAGTGGTTTTTCCGGCCCCGGCTGGGCCTGCAAGAAAGACAGAATCAAAGGCGACAACCTGCAAAATTCTTGGAAAGGCGCAATGTCTCAGCCCGGCGGGAAGCTCCCGGCGTGTCTGCGGTGCTCCTTCCACGAAAACCGTGGTTTGAGGCGACTGCTGTGAGTGTTCCGCGATGAGTTCCAAAATTCTTTTTTCGTCGAGCATCCCGGCGGCTTCCTCGCGGATGATCCTTAAAATTTCTTCTCGGTCGAGCGCTGGGGCCGCTGGTGTGAGGGTGGCTAGGAGTGCCTCAAGGGCGGCTGATGTGGCTGGGCTTGGTGTTGTCATAGTTGCGGGTGTTGTGGTTGGTGTGGTCTGTGGGAGTTCTTGGCGGGGTGGTGTGGTTGGTGTTGGCAGGGTTTGGGTGCCGTCTGTGCCTGTCAGCGGTGGCAGGCCTCCAACGGCGCGCATGGCGTTGAGGCGGGTGTTGCTGAGGTCATTATAGACCTCGGCAAGCTCGGCGGTCGGGAGGTTTGCAATCTGGGCATATCTGAGGCCCTTGGCGGTGAGCCACTTTCGGATTGCTCCTCTGTTGGTCGAGTTCACTACGGTATGGCCGTCTCTGGTTGGTGTTGTGTCTGTCATGGTCTTGTTGTGGTTGGGGTTGGTTCGTTGTGGCCGTCATCGGCAAATCCGCCGACAAGGGCAAGGAGGCCCAAGAGGGCCGCGATGATCGCGGCTAGGGCCAAGTCGTGTTTTGTGTTGGTGTCCATGGTCTGGGGCGTTGGCGCTCGGCCAACTCCGCGTGTGATACGGTTTCGAGGCCTGTCTGTCGAGGTTTTTATCTGGTTATTTTTTCTGGTGATTTTGTCGGGCTGTTTCGTGCTGGTTTTTAAGGGGTTTGAGCGTTAGTTGTCCTGGGTCATGCACGAAAAAAACAAGGCGGGAGGTGGGTCTGCGGCGGCGGCTGGGGCCGTAGTCAATGGGCCTAGGGGGCGGTTTACGGGCGGGGCTGATCTCACTGACCAGCAAATTGCGTTCATTGAGCTGGTGGCCAATGGGAGGCCTCATCCTGCGGCGGCGGTGGCCGCTGGATATTCGGATTCGCGCGCTGGTTGGCGCTTACTACGCAATCCAGCCGTGGTCGCCGCCCTCAAGGAGCGGCAAGCGGCCCTCCTGTCTGGAGACCTGTCGGGCGTGGCCCTGTCTACGCTGCGCGCTGTCATGACTGACGAGACGGCCCCGGCGGCGGCGCGGGTGTCTGCGGCCAAGTGGACACTGGAGGCGGCTGGGCATGGCCTCGCGGCGGCGCTCGGGTCTGCGCGTCTGGGCCTCGACATTGCAGACAAGCCACTTTCGGCGCTCTCCCTGTCCGAGCTGGAGGCCATGGCGGAGCAAGCGGCGGCCTCGGTCGAGTCCATCAAGCGTGCGTCTGGCTCGGTGCTGGACGTTTGACTACTAATCAAAGGCACATGCCCCGCAATTGCGCGCTAAGGGGTCTGTGGCGCGTCTGTCTGCGTTTTGGGGTATGTGTACCAATTCCAATTTCAAAGAGATTTTAGACTAACAGATCTCTAACAGATCTCTAACATGTTGAAAGTTGGCACGGAACGTGCGCGAAATGGATGTTTTCCTGTCTGCCTGCGCTCCCCGCGCGCCTGCGGCGCGGTTCCGCCTGCGGCGGGTTGGATGGTCTGCGCGGTCTGCGCGGTCTGAAAAGTCGGATGGCGGCGGAGCTCGGGGAGGCCGTCCGCCTGTCTGGGCCTGTCTGGCCTGCCTGTCTGAGCCTGCCTGTCTGAGCAGGCGGAGCCTGCGCCAAGCGGGGCGAAGCCCCGCGAGGGCGCGAAGGCGGCGGAGGCGGAGCGCGCGAAGCCGAGGCGGAGCCGAGGCGGCGCGAAATGTCGCTCGCTCGCTCCGCTCGCTCGTGGTCAGGCTCGCAGGCTCGCTTCCTGTTTTGACTTGCTCGCCTTGCTCGCTGTGAATAGCCTCACTGCGTTCGGGTGCTGTTCTGTTCTGCTCACTGCGTTCGCTTGGTTCGCTGCGCTCACTAGCCAGCGAGTGACCCCTGGCGGGGCCCCTCGGAGGATTTTCAGACTGGTTTCTTGGCCCCACCTAGAAAGTTTGGCTAGTTTGAAAGTTCCCTACTGCATTTTTTTCCTTGCATTACAGACAGCAGACAATAATCTGCGCCCATGCCAAAGCAAATTTTGAATGCCAATGGAGCAGCCGATGTGATCAATTGGTACGGCGGTGACGGAACCATGGCCGTATCTGGGCAGTTCAACAGCGGAAGCGTAAAGCTGCAAGTGTCAATCGACAATGGGGATTCCTGGTTTGATGCAAAAGATTCTGGAGGCAATTCATTGCTTTTAAGTGAAAATGGTGCTATCAGTTTCTCAGTATCCCCATGTAAATTACGGGCAGTTATGGCGGGAGCTAGTGAAGCTGGAGGAACTCAACAAACCGAAACTCTCACTCTAGTAGGCCCATCTGCAGTGGCTGCTACTGTAGCGGTGTTGTTCCTGGCGAACCCAGCACTTGGCGACACCATCATGATTAGCAACGGAACGTCGAGAACCTATACGTTCACATCAACAAGTGGAACCAACAACATCGTGAGGGGAGCAAACCTATCTGCCACACTCACGGCTATTGCCGCCAAGCTGGTTGCAGACGGATACCCGACAGTGGCGAGCCTCGGAACTACCCTGACATTCACTGCGGCGACTGTTGGGACAGTAGGAAATGGTTACAATGTTCAGCTTGTAGGAGCATCACCATTCTTCAGCGTAACTGGCAACTACAACTACTCTGGCGGGAAAGACGCTGGAGTCCTAACGGAATCTGGCAACATCACGCTTGAATTTGATTCTAGTTTCTTTGGATCATTTGTATTGTCTGTGCCAGTTCTAAAAGGAGACATCCGTGCAACCTGGGTTCAGAAGATTGCAAACGCTCTTCAGAACGAAAACCGAATTGGAAAAAATTACCAGGTCACAAACAACGGATCAATCATAACCATGACCTTCATCGGTTTAGACACATCGAATGACAGCACCTTGCGAGTAAGGGCCCTGAATGGATCTCCAAGCCCAGGACTTCCAGCAACATACACGTCAGCAAATGGAACATTCGGTGTGACAACTCTTCCAATCGTAACGGTAGTAATCGAAGAGCGCTAAACGAATCCAGCACCAAGCATGTCAAACAAAGGAAAGTCTGATAACCTGACTGGACTAGGACTCAACGGTGTTGGGTCTGCGGGAATGGGATATTCTGGAATGGGATACGGGGGGATTGCTGGAATGCCGACTGGAGGTCTGACAGACAGAATTGTTGCACACTGGACTTTTAATGAGACATCTGGAGTTCGGTATGATTCAGTTGGTGTGGCAAACCTCACGCCTCAATCAATCGACTCAACAACAGCAGCTTACATCCAAGGAATAATTGGTGGTGCTGTGAGCCTTAGTAACGAGACTTACTTGGTTGGAGAATACCTTCTTCCACTTACGGGGAGAGCCGCATCATTCAGTGTTTGGATAAAGAGAAACATAGGCGAGGAAAATGGCTATGTTGACTACTCATTATTCCTCCTCAATGAATACCCATCATTCTACATCACTGATATAGGGAAAGTTGACATTGGAATATCTCCAGGAGGAGGAACTGAAGAATGCAGGGTGAGAAGTCAGGTTAGCATCGACGACAACCAGTGGCATCATATCGTTGGGACAAGCGATGGCGACCTTCAGAAGATGTACATTGATGGAGTCCTTCATAGGACTGGTGGAGATGAATACACTCTCATATCAGACACTCCAGGCGTAGACATGAGTCTGACATTCCCCGATCTTCCATATCGAGATGTTATTATCAATGCAATTCTTCCAGTAGAAGACTTTGGAACAGCCCCATGTTCGGTTGACTCTTTCTCAGTCTGGAACAGGGAACTTTCAGCGGAAGAGGTAACTCAACTCTACAACGGTGGAGATGGGCTTGACTACGTCGATTACTGATAACCAACTTTAAGAAAAAAATCAAATGAGTAGCGTACCACCAGACTATGTGAAGGCAGCGCCCTTCACCACCCTCGCCCAGCAGCCAATCACCACGGCAGGGCTTCCAGGCACACAGCTCGACAATGAGTTCGCCAACATCGCCATTACGGTGAACAAAACAATTGATCGCCTGTCTGAACTACAGCAGGACGACGGCAAGCTCCGATCAAACGTAGTTACCATCAGATCGCTCTCGCCAGAAACAGCCGCAGCGATTGCAGCCGCAGGTTCCAACATCTACGGTGAGTGGGTGGCTGGCAAGTACTACAAACCAGGCGAAATCATCGTCTACGGATCAGACGGATACGCCTACATGGCCGCATCAGCTCACACGTCTGGGGTGGATTTCAACGCAGACTTCGCAAACAAGGTTTGGGCGATCTTGGGATGGAGGCCGACCACAAACAACCTGATCGTCAAGACATTCACTGGTGACGGAACAAGTCTCACTTTCAATCTACTGGTCAACCCAGTCAGCGAAACCAACACCCAGGTATTTGTCAATGGAGTGTACAAATCCAAGTCTGTCTATAATATCTCTGGAACCAATCTTGTCTTCACGGCAGGAAATGCTCCAGCCAATGCGGCAGCAATCGAAGTGGTGATCGGCGTAGCGGCAGAACTCATCAACAACATCGTCGACATTCCAGCAAACTCGGTCGGAAACAGTGCGATTATCGACCTAGCAGTTACGGGAGCCAAAATCGCAGACACTACCATTACCACTGGAAAGCTCGCAGACCAGGCCGTGACTGCAGCCAAGATCGAAAACAACACCGTAACGTCAGGCAAGATTCAAGACCTTGCGGTAGTCGAGTCTAAATTGGCAAATGCAGCAGTGACAAACCAGAAGATTGCAACTGGAACCATCATCGAGTCCAACCTTGCAGATGCAGCAGTCGGATCAAACAAGATTGCTGCTGGAGCCATTGTGAACTCCAAGATGGCCTCCAACTCGGTTGGATCTACCAACTTGATTGATGGATCAGTGACAAGGTCTAAAATGGCAACAGAGGAAGTAATTCCAGTTGGGATGGTCATGCCTAGAGCTGCATATTCTGCACCAACTGGATGGTTATTGTGTGATGGATCAGCAGTTAGCAGGACGACATACTCAACATTGTTTTCCATTATTGGTGGGCTATATGGTGCTGGAGATGGAAGCACAACATTCAATGTTCCAAATCTTCAAGGAAAATTCCTGCGTGGATACCTATCTGGAACATCAGCAGCAATTGGGGCTACTCAAGCTGGAAATGTTGGTGACCACACCCATGATTTAAGCATACCATATGTCCAGTCTAGTCTTAGTGTTGGCAACACGCTTGCTGGAGTGAGCCAAACAGCAAATCTTTCCAAAGTATTAACTACTGGAAATAGCAGCCAGACTGGAGAAACCCGTCCAATCAATATGGCAATGCCATATTACATCAAATACTAACTCTGCACCTCTTGTGAAACCAGACAAATAATCAATGGCAAAGAAAACAAAAGAGCTGACTCCACTAGAACAAGCGGAGCTCAGACTCAAGGCCACAAACCGACTCATTGCATCAAAGAAGGCCCAGGACTCGCTGATCGAGTTCGTTCGGCTAATGATGCCAGACCCAGAAGATCCAGATGACGCATCGAAGTCGCGCTACGAGGTGGCCAAGCACCACCAGGTACTGGCAGCGGCGCTGGAGGAGGTTGAGAAGGGAACGATGCCAAGGCTCATCATCACGCTCCCACCGCGTCACGGAAAAAGCCAGATTTCCTCCAAGGCATTCCCAGCCTGGTTCATGGGCCGCGATCCATACAGACAGATGATCGTGGCATCGTACTCTGCTACCATGGCCGAGGATTTCGGTCGAGAGGTAAGATCCTACATGCAGACAACTGCGTTCCAGCAGGTATTTCCAAACTTCCAGCTCCGCAAAGGCGGCGCAGCCGCAGACCGAGTTCAGTCTGAGCAAGGTGGTATCGGTGTTTTTGTCGGTGCTGGCGGCGCTCTAACAGGTCGTGGTGCTGACTGCCTCCTGATCGACGACCCAGTTAAAGACCGCGAGGACGCGAATAGCTCAACCATGCGCGAGAAGTTGTGGGGATGGTTCACTGACGTGGCCATGACCCGTCTGATGGGCGGGATGGGGCGCGTGGTGATTATCATGACCCGCTGGCATGAAGACGACCTTGTCGGCAGGCTCACAGATCCAAGCAACACCCACTACAATGCAGAAGAGGCAAAGCAATGGAAGATCATCTCGTTTCCAGCGTTGGCGGAGAACGACGACATCATGGGTCGTGAGTTGGATGAGCCGCTTTGGCCGACCAGGATCACCTACGAGTTCCTCAACTCCCAGCGCCGACTCAATCCAAGAGGATTTTCAGCCCTGTACCAGGGCCGTCCTGCCCCCGAGGAGGGGGACTTCTTCAAAAAAGACTGGCTCCACACATATCAGCCACTCGACCTCCCGAAGAACCTACGATATTACTGCGCGTCTGACCACGCCGTATCTACTGCCCAAGACCGCGACCCGACGGTATTGATGACAGTTGGGGTGGATGAGGATGACAATATCTGGGTGTTGCCAGACGTGTTCTGGCGGCGGGTCGAGACAGACGACGTTGTGGACGGCATGATCGACCTCATGGCGAGGCACAAGCCGCTCATCTGGTGGGCGGAACGCGGCCACATCTCCAAGTCCATCGGCCCATTCCTTCGCAAGCGCATGGCCGAGGAGGGCGTTTACTGCGCCGTTGAGGAGGTCGTACCAGTAAAGGACAAGCAGACGCGTGCACAGGCCATCAGAGGCCGAATGGCAATGGGTAAGGTGAGATTCCCAGCATTCGTTCCATGGTGGGAGGCCGCTCGCCAGCAAATGCTCACGTTCCCTGCTGGAAAGCACGACGACTTTGTTGACACCTTAGCCTACATCGGCCTAGGGCTTGGCCGAATGACATCGGCATCGTCATCCAGGAAAGTGAAACCATCTCCAGCAGTTGGAACTCTGGCCTGGGTGAAGTCTAAATCGGACAGGGATAAGAAGGATGAGTTTATGAGGAAATCCATTGCAGGATTCTGAAAAATCAAGTAGAAAAATCGCAGACAACTTTCCTGATGAACATTGCAGACATATTCAGACAGATGCAGATAAGGCAGGAAACCACTCCTAGCCCGATATATACGCAGGAAAACTCATTTGGGTATCCAACAATCATGGTTGGTCAGGCAGAACAACAAGCTGGAGGCCCTGGATTGATGAATTATTTCAAACAAAATCCACATGTTGCTGGTATGGCGTGGGGTGCTGGATCAAATGGATCTGATCCAAGCGTTCCAAGATCAGTTGTTGTAAATCCATTCAACAAGAACATGATCTTCCCAGAAAAAAGGCGTGGTCTGCAAATGATCGAGGCTGTCAGACACAAAATGGATGAAACTAACTACCAGCCAAACTTCCCAGTCTCTCCAGAGATGCAAGCATATCGTGAAGCAACATACGGCGCAAATGAGCCATATCGAACAGACGACACTGCTTTTAGGAACAGCATGATCTCCAGGGCTATGGTTGGCGATCTGCCGAAAGATCCAAGATACCCAATGCCAGCCGTAGAAAATGCAGCTCGACAATTTGAGCAAAAATACTTCCCATCACAACCGTAATCATGATAGACGAAACCTCAATGAGTCCAGAAATGGAAGATCCTAGCGCATCACTTGGCCAAATCACTGAAGAAGTGGTGAAGAGCGGCATGGTTCGTGACAAGCCAGACATTGATAAGAGCCGCGAGGCGCTTGTCCAGAAATGGTCTGATAAAATTGCTGGAGCAAAGTCCCATTGGAGAGAAGATTTCGACCGAATGAAGGAGAACCAGGCATTTTTGCGTGGCGCTCAGTGGGATGGTGAGGAAGACGATGAAAAGTACCTAGCCAACGTGATTCAGCGGCACATCAACCAGCGCGTAGCCGCGCTCTACGCCAAGAACCCTAAGGTGGTAACCCGCAGACGGAAGACTCTCGACTTCAAGGAATGGGACGGCAGCGTTGACTCGCTCAACACGCTCCAGGCGGCAGTACAGAACTCAATGATGAGCGGAATGCCGATTGATCCGCAGATTACCAACCTCCTCACAGACATCCAAAATGGATGCAATCGCAAGAAGATGATGCAGAAGGTGGCTGAAACGCTTCAGATCGTGTACGACTACACTCTGAACCAGCAGCTTCCTCCATTCAAGATCCAGATGAAGCAGCTTGTACGCCGTGTCTGCACCACTGGCATCGGCTACGTCAAACTCGGCTACACCAGGATCATGGAGCGCAGCCCAGACGACACTGAGCGCATCAATGGAATGTCTGAACAGATTTCCAAACTTGAAGCTCTCATGGCCGACAAGAATGACGGCGAGATTGAGGATGATTCTCACAAGTTGGAAGAACTTCGCGGCATGCTGGAAGATTTTAAAACTCGGGACAAGGAAATTACCAGAGAGGGAATCACATTCGACTTCCCATCGTCAACCAGTATCATTATCGATCCAGCATGCCGCCATCTTCGCACGTTCCTTGGAGCTCGATGGATCGCCGAGGAGTTCATCCTCACGGTTGATGACGTGAAGGAGATCTATGGCGTTGACCTAAAGAATGCTGCAGACGTTACTAACTACGAGACTGGAATTCCAAACCTCAAGCAGAAGATCGAATCTCTGAATGGTGGACTTCGCAAGCGCGAGGTTGAGGGTGTCTGCGTATGGGTGATCTATGACAAGGGATCTGGTCAGACCATGACGATTGCGGATGGCTACAGCGATTTCCTGGTTGCTCCAAAAGAGCCAGACGTGTTCATTGAGCGGTTCTGGCCAATCTTCCCGCTCACCTTCAACGAGGCCGAGGACGAGGAGAGCATCTTCCCACGCTCTGACGTGCATCTTCTCAAGCCACTGCAGATGGAATACAACCGCTGCCGCGAAGGATTGCGCCAGCACCGTATTGCTAGCCGTCCTAAGACGGCAGTGGCTGCAGGGCAACTTGATGACGACGATATGGAGAAGCTCCAGTCGCACCCAGCGAATGCCGTGATTGTGCTGAACTCGCTTCCTCCAAATGGAGACGTGAATAAGCTGCTTCAGCCGATCAACGGCCCACGCATTGACACGGCACTCTACGACACAGGCCCAATCTTTGAGGATCTTCTCCGCGTAGTCGGCCAGTCTGATGCATCCATCGGAGCTGCCCAGTCTGGCGTGACAGCAACTGGAGACTCGATTGCCGAACAGAACCGCACGGTAGCCCTAGCATCGAATGCAGACGATCTTGACGACATGCTGGTAGAACTTTCTCGCGCAGCGGGTCAGATCCTTTTGGCTGAAATGGATCAGCAGACGGTATTTAAGATCGTTGGCCCAGGCGCTGTCTGGCCTGAGTTGAGCAAGAAAGACATTGCAGACGAGTTGATACTCGAAATCGAAGCTGGAAGCTCTGGCCGCCCAAACCGCGCAGCGGAAGTCGCCAACATGGAACGTCTAACTCCGCTTCTGCTCCAGATCCCTGGGGTTCGGCCAGACTGGCTCGTGAAGCAGATCATCAGCAGAATGGATGACCAACTTGATGTGGCTGAAGCATTTGCTGCCAATCTTCCGTCGATCATCGCCCAGAACGCCATGCAGAAACAGGCGCAAATCATGGGAGCTGGGATGCCACCAGGCCCAGGGTCGGAGGGTGGCGCTGATAACCAGGAAGCTCCACCTCAAGGCCCTGCTCCGCAGGGCGCTCCAGCTCAAATGCCGCAGACAATGGCGAATGCTTGAGAAGAAAAAAACTCAGACAATTTACTGTTGACATACAGACAGAAAAAATTACTCTCTACCCATGACGGACACATATGAGTCAGATTCGTCATCTGACCACACACAAAACGCAACAGACAACGCTGCAGACACGCAAGTAGATAGCAGCACAAACCAGGACGCAGAGCATCAGACAGATTCGTCCACTGTCGGCAGCAGCGAAAAACCAGGTTCACTCCTCGATCTCGTAAAAGATGTCGTGGAAAGGAACCAGGTCGTGGAATCGCAGACCACATCGGATGAGAAATCGGCAGACCAAGTCATTTCTGATGAACCAACGAAAGAAGAAGCCAATCCCGCATCGAGTGATGAAGTGGACGCAGACGCTCAGGACGGTTCAAAGGACGACGAAAAGCTCCCATTTAACAACCACCCACGTTTCAAGGCCCTGATTCAAGAGAAGAACTCCTACAAGGAGGATGCAGCTCACTTTCGGAATTTGTCGCATTTCATGCACGTCAACAGTCTGAGCGCCGATGAGGTGAATCAGGGGTTGGAGTTCTTGGCTGCGTTAAAATCCGATCCGATGAAGGCTCGTGAGATGATTGCTGGAACCAATAAGTATTTGGATCAAGTGGCAGGAGAAATCCTTCCAGATGATGTAAATGAAATGGTCGAAAATGGCGATATTAGTGAGGAGGCGGCAAAGCAATTTTCCAAAACCAAAGCTCAGCTCGCAATTGAGCAACAACGTCAGGCAAATTTGCAGCAGCAGCAGCAAAATTACCAAGGCGAAATGGCTCGCAATCAAATCGTAGGTGCAATTGAGCAATGGGATCAGCAAGTGATGGCTCGCGACCCTGATTATCAGTCCAAACGCCAATTGGTATTGAAGAACCTGGAACTGGCACAGATGCGTCAACCAGCTCGCACACCTCAAGAAGCACTGGCATATGCCGATGCGGCTTATAAAGAGGCAAACGAGTACTTGAAGCACCTAATGCCAAAGAAAGTTGAAATCAAGCAACCAACTAGCGCTCAATCAGTGAACCATGCAAAAGCCAAGCCTCAAACCTTGGAAGATGTAATTCGGCTTCACGTCAACGCTTAACCCTAACTAACTACTACCATGGCCTTTACTCAGACCCAAATGGATGCTGTTGCAAGCTACGCTCTCGACTTTTTTGTCAAAGGCGAGGCTTTCGACCAATCAATTCAAGATAAACCACTCCTTTCCGCTCTTCGCGGTAAGCAGAAAACCTTCTCAGGTGGAAAAGGAAAGATTTCCATTCCTGTTGTTGGAGACTACGCAGACACCGATGCTGGTCTTGTAACCCTCGCTCCTGGTGGAACCTTGGGTTCTGGCGATAATGCCACGAACTTCTTCAAGGGCTATCAGTACGATGATACTGTTGGATTCGTCAACCCGAACTCCGTCAAGCGTGCATCCTATGACTACGCTGAAATTCACGCTGGTATCAACGTGACATTCACCGAGCTCAAACAAGATGGTATCACCATTGTGGATAGCGCATTCGGTGACAAGACCGCAAAAGCAAGTGGTCGTGAGATCACCGCGCTGACTGGCTTGCTTGACCACAAGCTCGGATCGATGGCTGAAGGCTGGGCTCGTAAGATGAACCAGATGTTGTGGCGTACTGGAGCTCAAGACTCCAAGCAGTCGATTGGTCTTTTGGCCTTCATTGTTGATGCTCCAAGTGGATCTACGACCATCGGCGGCCTTAACCGCAGCACCTACGCATGGTGGCGTAACCGTGCCAGCCTTGGAATCTCTGCAGGTTCCGATGTGTTGACGCAAACGCTCCGTGCTGAAGTTCGCCAACTCACCCGTTATGGTGGCAAGCCAGACCTCATCCTCTGCGGATCGAAATTCCTCGATGCGCTTGAGAAAGAAGTCGCTGCCAAGGCGCTCTACTCGCAAAGCGGAGTTGCTGGAAGCAAGAACATTGCTTCGCCAAGCGTGACCATCACTGGTATCGGCACATTTGTGTACGATCCAACTCTTGATGACCTCACCGCTATCATGAACAATACCATCGACTACTCGAAACGCTGCTACTTCATCGATACCAAGGCAATCAACCTGTACGTCATGGAAGGAGAGGACAACAAGATCCACTCCCCAGCGCGCCCAGAGACGAAATACGCTCTATACCGCTCGATGACCTGGACTGGTGGAATGGTCGCTAACCGCATGAATTCGTGCGGCGTGTACTCCATCGCCTAAACTAACTGGACAGGGGGAGAGAAATCTCCCCCTGCCCTTTATTTTCTCACAAAAATACATAGACACACATTATGCAAAATTGCTCAGTAATCCTATCAATCGGTGGTGATATCACCAAGACCGTTCAAGTTGACAAAGTAAATCCAGCTCATGCCCTGGTTCTCATGCGCCTTCATGGCCGTGAATCTGTAGTTCGCATGCCTGGAACAACTGATGAATCCAACGAGGTTCATATGGAAGTCATCCAGCATCTTGCCTATACTTATGGCCCAGGAGTGATCGAGGATGTTTTTGGTAAGCAGTTATATGGAATCAAACTGCCAACCCGATTCTCTGAAATTCAGCTCTCAATTGCTGGAGAAAACGAAGAATCAGCTCCAGAACCAGAAGTGGCAACGGTGAAAAGAGGGCGCAAGCCAAAGGCTGTTGTTGACTCGGAACCTGCTTCCGATGATACTGAGCCAGCCGCAGACAGCGAAGATCCTGTCGAAGCCTAAGCCACCCATAACGATCAATGTCCACCACACTTGCTGAACTCGTCACGGCTGTAAGAGCCGAAATTGGTGATTCGACAAACATGTCGATGGGCATTGATTCTCTTCCTGCCATCAGGCAGACACTCAAGCGAGTCCAGGAAACCTACTACCTAGACTACGACTGGCCTCATCTCATTATTGATCGGGATGAAGACCTAATCGCTGGAGAGCGGTTCTACACGTTCAACTCTGACGTGAATTTTGACCGTATCTTCTCTACATGGGTGCGGGATGGTGACATGTGGATCAAGATGGACTACGGTATCGACCCAGAGCACTACAACTCGTCTGATCCAGATCTCCTCCAGAACGAGCCAGTCCCAACCAGGTGGAACTACTACGAAGACAACCAGTTTGAGGTATGGCCAACCCCATCCCAAGCTGGACGCATGCGGTTCCGATGCGTGAAGGCGCTTCCTCCGCTTGTCGCAGACACAGACATCTGTGTGCTTGACCCAAACCTTCTAATCCTAACGGTGGCGGCAGAGATGCTGGCTCGTTCGCGTTCGGAAGATGCTCAGCTCAAGTTGTCGCTTGCCAATAACCACTACCAGCGAATTAAGGGCCGTCTGCAGAAAACCAGGATGTTTGAAATGGGCAAGGCTCCATATGCAAGCACCAAACCAAGAAACTGGACGATCCGAGTACCTCGTAAATAATCATGGCCTACGTTTTTGTCAGCTCGTTCAAGAACGGCATTGATGCCAGGAGGAATAAACTCAATGCTCAGCAAGGCAGTTTTGTGTCTGCAAAGAATGTGCATATCAACCGAGGTGGTGAGATTGAAAAGCGCAAGGCATTCGTTGAGAAATACGTCCTTCCAGCGGGAAAAACCAAAGGGCTATACGCCAACAATTCTGGCGTGTTCGTATTCGGAACGGATGATCTTACTGGAATCAGTTTTCCAAGAGGGCTTGAGTATTATCGAATGACTGGTCAAACATCTGGCTACTCACTAGACCAGGTGATGTCGGTGGATTCATTCAACAACAAGCCGTATGTGTCTGCAAAGCTAACCAATACAACAGGGTCATATTTTGCTCATTTTTACGAACAAACATCAGGAGGCACAACATCAAATAGCCAGGTAACCGCATGGAGCACGATTGAAGATGCATCATCTTTTGCTCCAGTAAAAGAGATTGTAAAAGAACTGTCTGAGCTTATGGATGTCGATCCAAATGCCACAGTTCAATTTGTGACTGGATCAGTAGCATCAGCAACAAGCCCATCTATCCTGATAACTGCAAGAACGGTAAATACTCACCTAACAATCACGGCGCTTCCAGACTCAACAGTTGGTGGTGCTCTTGATGCCACTATTACTACAATAATAGCGGCAGCTCCTGGAGTAAAGGAAGTTCAAGAGGTGTCATTTTCTGGAGCAGTTGCAATTGGGACAGTGAATACCCTATTCAAGGTGACCATTACAAATGGTACTAGCTCAAATTCTTATTCAACAAGCTCAAGAGAAACTTTCAGTACTCATTTTATCAAGACATTCAAGACGAAGATGTATGCATCGTCTGGGTCACTGATGTACTTCAGCCACACAGCATCACCAACTGATTGGGGAATAACATCAGTAAACAAATTCTCTGGATATGAAAATCTAGCCGCACAAATCGGATCATATACAAAATCAATTGGAGCAGCCAGCTATCAAAGCTACATGGCAATCTTTGCCAGAAGAAGCACTCAGATTTGGCAGATGGTTGCTGGAGCTCCAGTTGATAACCAGGTAGCCCAATTGATGGATGGAGTTGGGGCTGTTGCTCCTGGATCAATTTCTAGCTTTGGTGAGCTCGACGTATTCTTCTTGTCTGATACTGGAATTCGCTCATTGCGAGCCAGGGACTCATCCAATGCAGCAGTCGTATTCGACATTGGTACATCCATTGATCCAATCGTGCAGGCAAAAATGACCACCACTGGATACCGAAAAACCAAGTTGGCCAAGGCGATCATCGAACCAACCGATGGGCGCTACCTCATTGCAATCGGCAATACTGTTTTCGTCTACTCGTTCTTTCCAGCATCTGGAATATCGGCATGGACAACCTATGATCTTGGTTTTGAAGTGGAGGACTGGGCAGTTCAAGACAACCGACTCTACTGCCGATCTGGGGAGAAGATCTACCTATACGGTGGTGACGACAACAATACCTACGATTCGTCAGAGGCATCCGTGGAGCTTTCCTGGCTGTCTGCAGACAAACCAGCTCATAAGAAACGCTTCTACGGCCTGGATGTCTCTTGCGAAGGGACTTGGACGGCCCAAATCAGTACTGATCCAGTAACAAATCAGTTCGTCACTACAGGATCTGTGATCGGCCAAAACTTCAGCCAGCCAAATTTCAGGATGTCTGCGCTCGGAACCCATATTGGCTTGAAGTTCTCTACCACAGATGCATCATTCTCACGGCTCTCATCCACATGCATTCACTTTGATTTCACTGACCCCGCACGATAACCAATACCATTTGAAAATATGAGCAGTTTATTCGGAGGCGGAAGTAATAAGGCGGCAAATGAAGCAAACAAGCTGTCCAAACAGCAGTTTCAATACCAAAAAGATCAGGCTGCTAAGGCAGAGGCTGATGCTTTGGCAAAACGTGCAAGCATCGAGAAGGGCCTTGGTGACATCTCCAACATCTTCTCTCAGTACAATGATCCGTACTATGCTGGAATTTCGGAGAACTACAGACAATATGCCAACCCACAGCTTGAGAAGTCATTCCAGGAATCAAGTGGGAATATCACATCGAATCTTGCAAACAGAGGAAAACTTGGATCATCCACTGCCGTAAAGCAGTACGGTGATCTTGGCAGCACTTATGGCGCGATGCGCCAGCAGTCTGAGATGAAGGCTCAGGATTATGCCAACCAGCAACGACAAGCAATCAACCAGGCTCGTTCACAGACAATCGGCCAGCTTTACTCCTCTGAGTCGCCGCAGGCGGCGCTCCAGTCGGCCAATGCTTTCGTTCCACAGCTCAACGCTGGGCCATCGTTCAGCGCCATCGGTGACATCCTGAACCAAGCATCTAAATTTGCTGCCCAAGACTACACATCTGCTCAATTCAGACCACAGGGTGGAATGCTCTTTGCCAATGAATACACTGGAAATAGCCGAAGCAACCCGAATGTGAACAAGCAAAACAATGTTTCCACCTATACTGGGTACTGATGTCAAGATGACCATCGACGAGTTTGAGGCTGCGATCATCGACGGCCCAAGAGTCGATTGCCCAGTCACCAACCGATTCACCCCTGGTATGTACATCAGGGAAATCTTCATGCCAGCAGGTTCGTTTGTTACCAGCATGGAGCACAAGACCGAGCATCCTTTTGTAATCTCTAAGGGAAAAGTTATGGTCACCTCAGAAAATGAGGGCCAAGTCATCTATGAAGCGCCGCATTTAGGGATAACGGCTCCTGGAACCAGGAGAGCTCTCTACATTATTGAGGACACTGTCTGGACAACATTCCACGTCACAGACGAGACAGACGTGGAGAAGATTGGTCTTGAAATTCTAGCTCCACACAATAACATCCTGATCGAACCCAACCACCCATCGCTGAACGCGTGGAATGGAGGCAAGCAACCAACTAACCTCATCGAATAATGACCTGGGCAGTAACAGCAATTTCCGCAGCAGCCATGGTGTCTGGAGCCATGGCCCAGCAGCATGCATCAAACCAGCGCAACAATGCGCTTTCAGTGGCAAGCCTTGCAGAGCAAAAGCGCCAGCGCGACATCATGCTGAAAAACTCAAGTCTGCAAAGCCAGCAGCAGCAAGATGAACTAAAAGCTCGTCAGACATTCCAGGATCAGGGGATGAAAGCGTTCGACTCCAACGCGGTAAAGTCAGACACAACTGCCCAGCAACAACAAATCGCGAATTCTCTTATTGCAGCGCAAAACGCTCAGCCAGTTGCCATCACTGGTGGCGCAACTCCCACAGATACCGTGCAGACAGTCGGAGCAAATCCGATGGGATCAATTGGATCAAACACCTATGCTAATGACCTGGCCAAAGTGATGGCATACAACCAGGCTTATGGAAACCAACAGGCAAATGCCCAAGCAGCACTGGCCGCCATGGATCGAGCCAACATGCTTGGCGGGGAGCGCCTCCAGCGGTCTGGAGAGCAGATCGGTATGACCGCCAACCAGCTCAACGCACTCAATCGACCGATGCAGGCAAATCAGCTTCTCAGTAACGCATCTCAAAACCTGTACGGCAGCGATGCCAACATGGCACAGCTCAAGGGTGGTGGATGGGATCTTTTCGGAAAGATTCTCTCAACTGCTGGCAGCGTTGGCCTTGGGGCTGCATCTGGCGGAGCGCTCGCCCCTGGCGGCGCTGGGTACAACACGGCGGCTGGACTCTACAACCAGACAGCGGGAAGATTGGGCGCAGCGCCAAAAGCATTCATCGTCTAACAGACAAACATTATGAGCAGCCTATCACCATATCAATCAGCATCACTTGGACAAGGAGTCCAGGGAGTTGGAAATGCCATCTCCACAATCTTTGACCCGCGCATTCAAATGCAGGCTCAACAAGCTCGCCTGGCTAACGAGGCCAATGCGCTTGAAGCCAAGTATAAGCCAGACGTGTACAGGTCACAGATCGCACAGAACAACGCGTCTGCGGCAGCAGCAGCAGCATCTGCAGAGAAGTATCGTGCCGAGACTGAAGCGGCTCGCCAACGTGCAGCATTTGGTCAAAGCGCTGCAAACCTTCAAGCACCACAAGGAGTTTTTCCTGGAGTTCCCTACGCTCCTGATGTTGTTGCTCCACCATCTCCTCAGGTGATGCAATCATTCCAAGACCAGAGAGCTCTTTACTCAAACCTTTATGGTGGTGGAGGAGCCAATGATCTTACTCAAGGAATGGCAAGAAATGCAGCTTTGAATGCCCAGGATGATTTAGCGGCTCGCCGTGCTGCGGTAGCACTTAGCGGAAATCTTCCAAACATCAATCAGGCATTCATGCCAGAGTTCCAAGGTAAAGTCATTGCGGCTCAAGGAGCTAACGATATTGCTGTTCAAAATGCAAAGTCGCAAGGTGATCTTCAGAGTACTATTGCAAAGTCACAAGGTGACATGCAAAACACCATGATTGGTGATATTATCAAGGGAGCATTTGGATCTGGTGGCAGTGGATCTTCACTATCTCCTGGTATGAGCTCGATGAAACTTGAAGATCTTGACAAATACGTTCAAGGCAAGTTCTCAATTCCTGGTGAACCAATGAGTCCTGAAAACTTCCAAGCTGCGAATGCTTACAAGACAAGCATGGCTATGCTAATGGGTCAGGGAGTCGATCCAATGACCGCAGACAGCCTAGCATCTCAACATCATGGAGCTGCATCTTACTCAGATCCATTCTTTGGATCTCCACGCATGGAGACTGGCAAGGATTTCAACATGAATCCAATTAGTCCGTCAGAAGCTGCGGATATTGCTAGTAGAATCCGTGATGACAAGACGAAGGCTGGAATGGATAGAACTAGCCAAATCATGCAGATGATGTTTCAAAATGGGCAGATTCCAGGAGCTACTGGACTTGCTGCTCCAGGTGCATCAAATGTTCCTAATGTGGTTCCAGGAACTACCACACCAGCACCTACAGCTCCAAATCCAACCGTGTCTGCGGTTACTCCAGCGCCAGCCACCTTCACGCCACCGCAGACGCTTGGTCAGCAAGTTGCATCTGAAAAGAAATCAACCCAGCGCAAAAAGGATGTTGATTACAACAAGGCCACAATGGAATCACTTAGGAAACAGGCTGATTCTGCAAAAGTTCCATTGGATCAGATTATCGCAACCGCGATGGCTGGTGGCCAGGAAAATAAAGATGCTCTAGAAAGGGCGTTGGCTGTGCGCCCCCCATCGGTCACTACCAGTTTTGGTCAATCAGGAGCCAGTGTTGGCTTGGTTCCATTTACTAAATATGCTGGCCCGTCAATAAATGACATCCAGAATGCGGCAAGAGATCCAGAAATTCAAAAGATGTTTGGAATAAATCCAGATCTTGTGAATAATTACCTGCAGACAGGAAATGCTGGACAGACACAGGTTGGACGATTTACTGTGACCCCGCAATAAGATGCCAATCTACAATGTCACTGACCCGACGACTGGCCAATCTCTAAAGCTCACAGGGGATTCACCTCCTACCGAGCAAGAGCTTTCCCAGATTTTTGCAGCCCAGCCACCAAAACAAGCTGAGAATCCAATTGACAGGATCTTCAGACAGGGAGAGGAGCGCAGACAGAAAGCAGCAGAAGATGCGGCCAATGCTCCATCTATGCTTGGATCGTTTGCGCGCGGCGCGCGGGAGAGCATTGGGCCTGGAATTGGATCATTGGCTGGAATGACAATTGGAGCAGCCATGGCCCCTGCCACAGGTGGTTTATCAATGCTCATACCTCTTGGTGGAACGCTTATAGGAGGCGCTTTAGGAGGTATGGGACAAGGCGTAGTTGACCCAATGACCGCAGAGCGCGAGAAGGCTCTTCAACGTGATATGGCAACCAATCCAGTATCATCTTGGGTTGGTTCTGTATCTCCTATGGTGGCCGCAATGAAACCAAATATCTCTGGTATCGGAACGGCTCTGCGCTCGATGGAGGGCGCTGCCACTGCAGCCGAAAGAGCCGCTATCAGCGGAGCCAGGATCAACATGGCAGCAGGAGCGGGTATCGGCGGAGGACTCAACCTTGGCATGAATGCTCTTCACGGACAGCTTCCAACGCCAGGTAGCTTTGCTGGTGACGTGCTGCTTGGTGCGGCATTCAATGAGCCAAACCGTCTGGGACGCGCTCTCGGAATGCACTCGTCTGTGCGGCCAGTCATGCCTGGTGAAGCAGCGCAAACTGCAGCGCCAGCGGTAGCGCAGTTAGTTGCTCCAGTGGCAACTCCAGCGGCGGAAGCAGTGGCAGCGCCACCAGTAGTGGCAGCAGCTCCAGTATCCACTCGGCCAGGCTATCTAGGCCCAGAAGCGCCAACTGGCCCAGTTGTAATGCCTCCAGTCGTTGAGGGCCCTTCTGTTGGATTCCAAGGGGTAGAAGGCCCGAATCCTGGGACAATCTTCAATCCATCTGATTCAGCCGTGGTGGTAGCACCAGAAGTTCCAGCTTCACTTGGAGCCAATGGCAAACCCAAGAAGCAATATCAACTGAAGCCAAGAGAAGAGGCTGGTATGCCACCTAAAGCAGCGGAAGCTCCACCAGTACAGACAGGAACTGGTGAGGCGCTTTCACCAAGAGATGCTGCCATGGCTAAAATCAATTCTGAATACCAAGCTGCAGTTGACAAGGCTAACAATATCGAAAACCTATACGATAAAGGGAAAGCACTCAGAACAGCAGAGTTGTTTAGGAATGGAAAAATTGATAAGCTTAACAAGAATTTCCCACCTCCAGCAGAAGCGCCACCAGTTGCAGCAGAAGCTCCGACAGCTCCACAAGCTCCAGCGGTTTTAGCAGAACCTATAGTTTCAGCACCTGCTGAAACACCCAAGTTCACTCTTCCAGCAGAATTATCAAAATCTTCACCACGATATGGATACAAAACTTCAAACTTTACCTTGGAGTTTGCATCGGATCTAGATCGCGCGGCATATGTATTAGCCAATGATTCAATCAGCGGAAAGAAATCAAAATCTGCAGACAAGTTCAGAAAAGCTATTGCAGACGCTGGACTTGACGAAGCTGCTGTAATCGAACATGGAAAAAAAGTTCGTGAAGTTCTTAAGAAAGACGCAGAAATAGCTCATGGCTATCAAGAGGATTCGATCTACATGCCCGACCAGGGTTTTGAACAACCACCTTCCGCAGCGAAACCCGCTGCAGTTGAACCGATAGTAACCAATGAAAACCAAACCGAAAACAATGTCCAAGGGCAAGCCAATGGGCAAGGGCAAGGGGAAACCCTGCTAACACCACCTGAGCCTCCCCCCGTTGCGGGGGAGGCCGCAACTTCAGAACCACTAACCACTAAGCCAAATGCCACTCAAGAAAGGAACCAGCAAGAAAGTAATATCGGAGAACATCAAGCGGGAAATGAGCCACGGAAAACCCCAAAAGCAGGCGGTCGCAATCGCGCTGTCGCAGGCGGGGAAAAGCCGCAAGAAGTAGTAATCGACAACTCGATTCCGAAATGGGAGGGAGAAGTTCCAGAAGCTCTTAATTCAAAAGGAACATCCATTCCGACATCAACCCTGGAAGGAAATCTGAAATATGCCAGGATTCAATATGATAAGGTAGTTGCTGATGGACGGCAAGCTACGCCAGAGCTAAGGACAAAAATTTCTCGTCTTGAAGCTCAAATTGCTAGCAGACCAAAATCAATTAAGAGCCAGGCAATTGATATTATTGTAAAAAGCAATGGTGAATATCCAGTTATTGATGCAGCGATTGCGGCTGGAATGAAGCCACCACCACCTGGACTCAAGCTAATTGAAAGCCACGCAAGAAAAGGCCATAAGCTAAAAACAAAATCAATAGAAAAAAGAACAAATGCAGATTGGGATGGTCACGTTCCAATCATCGAAGCTCCAGCAGGAGTTGCAAGAGAGGTTCTGAAAAGAGTGTATGGTGGTAAAAGATCAACTGGAAAAGAGCCATCTACTGTAGCCAGTGAACTTGGAATGACTACCAGTGAGATGTGGGCAAAGCTAAGGGCTGAGCTCGATCTTGTCTCCAGAGGTGGAGAAACTCCGATTGAGGAGCGCATGAGCGAGTATCTCGGAAAAAATAATGCCGAAGAGCAGGCTCTAAACTTTGGTAATTCCGCATTAGAACCCTCACCTGGAAAAGAGCCAACACCTGTCAGCGCACTTGAAAAGGGCGATACCATGGTGATTGATGGTGAGGAGGTGAAGGTGGTAAGCACCACTGAAAACGCAGACGGATCGAGCACTGCGGTGTTGAGAGATGGTGAGAAATTTGGAGATCAGCGAGTGAATAGCGCAGACAACAATGATCTCTACGTTGACAAGACACCAGACCAGTTTGCCCAGGAGCAGTCTGCAAAAGCATATGACGAAGCCACTGCTGCTGAAAAGGAGCAGATGATGGCCGAGCAGGCAAAGCAGGAGGATAAGGCATCCGCATCAACAGAATCCAAGCCATATGATCCAAAAGCAATCTCATCGCTTCGCGAGCAAGAACGGTATCTTGTAGATAAGCTATGGAATATGAGGAATGGCAATAAGGGAGTGCGAGTTACAGAAGAAGCCCTAGTTAATACGGAAAAAGCGATTGAAAGTGTTAGGGCTGATATTGAGAAATACAGCCAGCAAAATAAGCCAGTTTCACCAACTGAGGAAGCTCCAGCGTCAGCGGCAAAGCCAACCGAGTCTCCGCAGGAAATAAAGAACTTCAACAACAGATCTCTGCTTGAGCCACAGGAGGGCGGAGACGCATTTGTCCTACAACAAGAGCAGACAGTAGATGGAGCTGCTGTCACGCAGGCTGCGGAGCAGGCAAAGGCCAATGAGGCCCTAAACAACTCTCTCCAGCGGAACATCGACTTCGACAAACCAGTTGAGCCAGGACTTCTTCAGTCGGCAATTGATGCAATTGATGGTCAAATTAAGGCTACGCAAAATTATCAAAAGTCTAATAGGGGACGAGTAAGTTCATTTCCTGTAGACATCATTGGAGCCCAGGCGTATGAGGCCGTGCTCCAGGTTCTAAAGGCATCACTCAAAGCTGGCCAATCTATCAATAAAGCCGTTGCGTCTGCGATGGCAACTATCAAGAATACCAAGATCACTAATGAAGAGCGAAGGGCGATTGAAGGAGAATTAAAGTCTCATGCCGTAAAGGTTACTGAGCTTGCCAAGGGCAATGATGCAAACATGAAGGTTCAGATCGGCCTAATCGCAGAGTCGATGAAGGATGCTACTGGTAAGCCTGGAAATAGGCTCGGTATCAAAAATGAGCTCGTCAAAAAGTTCCCAGACCAGGCTGAGTACATCAAAAAGAATCTCAACCGCATCATGGATGAGATGGTGGCGCAGGAAGACCTCATCTCAAAATCCAAGAGTGCATCATCAAAGGAATGGGGAGCATGGGGGCGCGAGCGTGTCGCTCAACTTAATGAGATCTACAGCGATGCTCGGAGCGGTCTGTCTGCAAATAAAGCTGCGAAAGCAGTTCGCGCAATCCATGATCATCTTTTTACCAATATGGGCAAAAGGATGCATGATATTGCCGATGGTGTGCAGACAGGTAGGGCCAGCAAAGCTGGAAAGACATATGCTGAAAAGCACTTTATGCTCAAGCCAGGTGAGGATGGAGTGAATATGGTTAGCACTGATATTCTCCAGGAAACCGACTCAAACAAACTTCTCAACCAACTCGGAAGACACCTTGATGAACTCAAGGCATCACCAGATTTTGTCAGCATTGCAGACGCAAAGAAATCTGGATTCCTTGAGCGAGTGATCGAGCATGTGGTTGATCCATCGCGTGATGGAGAGCTTGCCAAAAACCCAACGCTCAAAAAGAGCGTGGAGTTCTTCTCAGCAATTCGCGGACAAGTTCTCAATTACCTCAAGCAAAACAACATCGAAATTGGTGATCTTGGCCCACGTTCAATGAGCCGATCCATGGATGCGGTTAAGGTATTTTCAAACCGAGCTGCGTTTTTGAAAGATGCTGCATCGGCTTACGAAGCGAAGTGGGGAGCGGAGCTTCGCATCCTTGCAGCAAAAGCAGCAAAAGCTGGCCCTGGAAGCAAAGAGCAAAAAGCATTCCTCAAACGTACCGCTGAAATAAACAAGCTCGACTCAAAAGAATTTGCCAACCGATACCTGACGGCCATCGAGGCAGGTGAGCGTGGTCTTACCTCAGACGGAAATGACTTTTATTCCAATGAAGGTGGCCTCACACCAAACATCTTTAAGGCTCGCGAGTTCGGCCAAGAAGCCGAAACATTCCTGAGGAAGTACATGATCAATGATCCATTTCAGATGATCAAAAATGAAGTCGTTGCCGCAACTAGGGCTGTGACAAAAGCCAGACTGCTGGGTGGCTTCAATGAAAAAGGTGAATTTGACAATCTTGGTGGATGGAAGAAACTTCGTGCAGACCTGGAGGCTGAAGGAAATGGTGACATGGTTCCGCTGTATCAGCAGACTCTCAAAAACTATCTCAACGTCAAAGGCACAGACAACCAGACAAGCCAGAGCATACTACAAGGCATTCATGGCCTTACGCAGCTAACCTATCTATCAAGAGCCGCAGTATCATCGTTAGGAGAACCAACTATGGTTGGCGTGAGAGCTGGAAGTCTGCGAGAAGCTGCAAGAGCTAATGTTGAAACAGCAAAAAATTTCGTTAAGCTGATCCGCAGAGCAAAGCCATCTGAAAGCATCATCATTGCGGAAGCTCTAGGTGAGATCAAGATTGGCCAACATGCAATGATGGGAAGTGAGTCAATCAACAATGCTTTCAGTGGTCGTGGGTTATTTGGGAATCTTGTTAGCCAATTCCATGAGAAGACATTTCTAACAGATTTGACAAATGCCACTATGGCCGCATCAATGGATGTTGGTAAGGCGTTCATCAACATGAACCTCAAGCTAATAAAAGAAGGTGGAGCTCTAAGCCGTCTGTCTTTGCAAGGATTACGCGAAATCGGAATCAGCAGGGAAGATCTTCCAATGATGCAGGAGTTTGCTGCCAGATTTGATAAGGAACCAAACTGGTCAAAGCTCGTCCTGGAAGACAGCCCAGCAGCCGCGAAGTTCCGCGATGCACTCACGTTGTTCAAGCGCACTGGAGGCGCTCTTGACCCTACCAGAGCCTCGAAAACAATGGCATCTACCAATCCGCTTGCCAGTTTGTTCTATTCGTTGAGTGGATACCTTTACGAGTTCCACGACAAGATTACTAGGCGTTATTTAGCAAGAGGAAAAGCCATGATCACTGGAAAGATGATGATGGAAGGTAAAATGCAAAAACTCAAAGGGCCAGAGCGATGGGCAATCTTTGGGGAGATTGCAAAAGGAGCCGTGGCGCTCTATTCGACCCAATATGCAATTCAGTTGATCCGCGAAAACCTCTACGCAGACCCAGAGCGCATCGCCAAGGATAAGCGCAGAACTCCTGGTCAAATAGCCAAGCTCAGGGCTGCCGCTGCTCTCTCGCGCTCGTCTGTGTTCGGCCCATACGACAGCATCTTCAACGCCATCACCCAAGCTCGCTACCAGCGCGATCCAGCTACCACCCTCCTTGGTGCTGAGATTGGTGGAATCTCAGACCTATTTGGCCAAGTTGCCAACATGATCCAGGGAGAGCGCAATGCTAAAGGAACCAATACCGCAGAGCGGAAATTGACCAGAAGCCTCTACAATATGACCGTGGCTCCTGCAGTGGGAGCATTGGCGGCCACCATGCCTGGATATGCAGTTCCATCTACCCTAATTCAAGCTGCCTACCATCCAGCAATCAGAGAACAATTTGTCAAAGGAGTGGCTGGGCCCCCAGTATTGCCTAAAATGCCAGCGAAATAATCTTGCAGACAGGCCATTATTCGCTAATCTCACCACGCAAACATATGAAAACCATCCTATTATCGTATCTAAAGCAAGAATCCACTTGGCGTGGACTATTCCAATTTGCTACAGCAATCGGAATCGGTCTGCGTCCAGACCAATCTGCTGCAATTCTTTCTGTAGGAATCGCCGCCGTGGGGGCCATCAACACGTTCAAGAATAAATGAGCGTAAAAGAGATCCAATCAAAGATTGGAGCAACTCCAGATGGTGAGTGGGGGCCTAGAAGCAAGGCTCTGTGCAAGATCCATCTCCATGATCTGATGCCATCACCAAACCCATGGCCATCAGATGACACGCTCTCTATGACGCGATTCTACGGCGAGGCTGGCGAGCGCAATCTCGTCAACCTGGACGTGTCTGAGTTTGGCGTGAAGTACGATGGTCAGCACGTCAAAACGATTCGCTGCAACAAGAAAGTGGCCGAATCGCTGGGTCGAATCATTGAGGCTATTGCAAACAGCGAATGGGCCTACATGCTTCAGCGGTTTGATGGATGCTACAACTACCGAAAGATGCGCGGAGGAAACTCACTTTCAATCCACTCATGGGGCGCTGCGGTTGACTTCGATGCTGGCAATAACATGAACAACCAGGCATGGCCAGAAAGCGCCACCATGCCGCTCGGTGTGATGGAGATTTTTGCTCGTGAAGGATGGATTTCGGCAGGGGCATTTTGGGGGCGTGATGCGATGCATTTTCAAGCGACAAAATAAAATCATGGACGAGAACTATTCATTTGTTTTTAGGTCGGCATCCATCTCAATAATGAACTCATTGGCCGTGACAATCTCTTTTCTTCCGCAGATAGAGCAATGGCTAAGGATCACATCTTTATTAACAGCAATCACTTACACACTGATTCTCTCGGTAAAAGCCTTGGCTAAAAAAAAATCCAAATAATTTCAGAAAGTGGTTGACCTACCGCAAAAAGCAGTAGAGTCTCCTGCTGCCGATGAAACCAAAGCTGACCATAAAATCCATCGTGAATCATTTCGGTGGTGCTACCCAGCTATCAAGACTCCTGTCAAAAGGATGTGAAGTTAGCAAATCTAGCAGAACTGTTGAATCGTGGATTTACAGGGATTCCATCCCTGCAAAGAAACTGATGGACTTGGTTTTGCTTGGTGACAAGATCGGAAAGCCGCTGGTGCTTGACCAGCACATCCAAAAATAAAAAATGACACACACTGAAGAGTTGGTCGCTAGTCGAAAGGCTATCGAAGAGAAGATTGCGGGTTTGAAATCCGAGATCAAAGAAATTGACAGAGCACTTGAGTATATCGCTTGGCCAGTAATGGAACAGCGTCTGCTTACAGACAACAAAGACCACGGTGAGTTCAAGCTCAATGTGGACGGGATTGTCATCAAGGGCGCTGTCAGGAAGTCAGTAAGTTGGGATTCAGAAAAGCTGAAGAGCATCGCAAGCACATTGCACCCAGAAGATGCTGCTGAGATTTTCGATGTGAAAGTCTCTATCCCAGAGAAGAATTATCAAATCCTCGTTGAATGCGAGCATCCATCTCTAGGAGACATCATGATGGCTCGCGAAGTTAAACTGTCACCATTTACCATTAAAATTGAAGCATGAACGGAATCGTAAAGGCTGACGACCGCCTAAAGGCTCGTCCAAAAATCAACATCGCATTGTTCGGACAAAGCGGTGTCGGCAAAACCACCCAAGCTCGTACTCTCGTTCCAGAGAGGACTCTGTTTGTGGATCTTGAAGCAGGAACCCTTGCTATCTCTGGATGGGCTGGGGACGTGTTTGACGTGCGGGAGTTCGCCAAGAACATTGGCGCTCACCCGTGGGAGATGACCCGTGCTCTCGCCGTGTACATCGGCGGCGCAGATCCAGCAGACCGTAGTGGATTCTATTCCAAGGCTGTCTACGATAAGGTGGTAGAGGTGTTCGGTGATCCTGCGAGCATGGACAAGTACGACACTGTGTTCATTGACTCCATCACCGTGGCTTCACGCTGGTGCTTCTCATGGGCACAGACACAGCCAGAGGCGATCAGTGAGAAGAATGGCAAGCCAGACACCAGAGGGGCCTACGGACTCCTTGGACGCGAAATGGTGCGCTGGTTGACCCACCTTCAGCACAGCCCTAAATCAATCATCGTGGTCGGCATCCTCGACCGAGTCGAAGACGACCTCAAGCGAGTGTCGTACTCTCCTCAGATCGAGGGCGGTAAGACTGGCCGAGAAATCAATGGGATCTTCGATCAGGTAATGACAATCGACTACCTGTACGATGATCTTGGAAAGCCAGTGATTTCCGCAGACGGAAAGAAGCAAAGGTGCATCTATTGCACCCAGGACAACAAGTTCAACTTCCCAGCTAAGGATCGGTCTGGACGACTCGACTCAATCGAGCCGCCAGACATCGCCTATCTGATGAACAAGATCCACAATGGCCCTCGTCTCGACGAAAAAATCATCACCACAATCCAAACACCAACAGTCTCATCTGACCAATAACCAAACCAAACTACTACCATGTTCAACTCAAAATCTGGAATCCAAGAATCGGCTGCAATTATCCCAGCAGCTACCACATCCAAGGCCGTTCTCATCGTCCGCGAGCTTAAGACCTCGCAGAAGAGTGGAGCAACCTACCTCGACATCGAGCTTCGATTGGTGGGAGGAAATTACGAAGGCCGCCGTGTCTATGACATGATCATGAATCCATTCTGCCCACTCGCCAGCGAAGGTGGAAAGAAAATGGGAATCCTTGGACTCACCCGTATTTGTGAGGCAATCGGAATCTTCAAGATTGGAGATGAAGCATCCTACACACGCTATGAAGGTCGTGGAATCCATGACGTAATCAACGATATTGAAGGTCAAACCGTAGCGGTGAAGCTCAAGATCGAGAAGGGTGAGGATGGCCGCGCAGACCGCAACAAGGTCAGCGAATGGCTTACACCTAACCCGCTGTCTGGCGGAGCGCACAAGTCGTGGGTAGAGCTTCATACTGGAACTCCCAATCCAGCGACTCGCTCAACGGCATTCACTCCGAATCCAACCAGCCAAAATGGAGACACCCCAGCATGGCTAAATGGCCCAGGGAAAGATCCGTTTTGATATGATAAATTGAAAAAATTGGCAGCAAATGCAGACAGAAGTGAAATTGCACTCGCATTTGTTGCCAAATACTTACAAACTACAGCGTCCAGCAGTCAGAGATGGTGTCTGGGGAGAACCCAGAACGGGTATTTCTCGTGCGATTCCTTGTGAAATACTGACTGCTGGACGCTCTTCTTTACAAAAAGATGAGAAAAATCGAATTCGCCATTCAAATTACGAATTGGCTCGCAAGACAGGACGACTTCAGTCCAATCCACGCACTCTGTTTGATGTGCGTTTCAGACGGTAGAACCACAGTTGCTCGCATCCTCGGCAGAATAAGCGGAGTTAATGAGGTTGACATGAGAGATGCCGTTATTGACCTCCACAAATCTGGCTACATCGAATGTGATCACGGCAAGAAGAATCACATTGGATCTCCCAAGTGTGAATGCTGGCTCTCGACTCGGGGAGCAATTGTGATTTCAAAAATCCTTAACCCAGCAAAAAAAGATGCAGCTTAGACCACGGCAAGTAACATTCGTTGACCGCTGCCATGCCGCACTGGAATCCAAGGGGAACACCATCGGTGTGGCCACGGTTGGATTCGGCAAGACGATTGCGTTGTCTGCGCTCGCAGCCAAGTACAAAACTGGGGTGATCCTCCAGCACCGAATCGAACTGCTTGAGCAGAATCGTGACAAGTTCAAGCGGGTGGCCCCAGGAATGAAGGTGGCCACCTTTGCCGCAGACCACAAACGGTGGGCCGAGGACGGCCATACGTTTGCCATGATGCAGTCGCTTGTGGGAAACCTAGATATGATGAAGCCAGTGGACATCGTCGTCATCGACGAGTCACACCATGCCGAATCCAGTTCGTACAAGAAGATCGTGTCTGAGTGCAAGAACCTCAACCCAGACGTGAAGATCCTGGGAGTGACGGCTACGCCTGAGCGCGGTGACGGCAAGGGGCTGAAGTCCATCTTCTCCAATGTCGCAGACATCGTCACACTCCAAGAGATGATTGACTCACGCTTCCTAGTGAAGCCGCGCACCTACATCATCGACATGGGTGTGAAGGACAAGCTGGGGGATTTGAAGAAGGGCAGCGCTGAATTTAACATGGATGCTGCCGCCACTCTCATGGATGTGGAACCAGTCACCACTGAGGTGATAAAGAACTGGATGACACTGGCACAGGATCGTCGGACGATTGGCTTCGCCACCACAGTGGCTCACTCGATCAAGATGACCGAGGCATTCGTACAGGCTGGTGTGAGAGCAGAACACGTCGATGGGACTACGCCATCCAGAGAGCGCAAAGCAATCTGGAAGCGTCTGCGGACAGGTGAGACTCGCGTTGTCTGGAACTGCGCCGTGGCAACCGAGGGATTCGACGAACCAGGAATCGGCTGCGTCATCCTCAATCGGCCATCAATGCACCGATCCACGATGATCCAGATGATCGGTCGCGGTCTGCGTACCATTTCTGAGCCACAAAACTACCCTGGACTCATCAAAGACGACTGCATCATACTGGACTTTGGTGCTTCGCTTCTCACTCATGGAAGCCTAGAAGCCAATACCAGCATTGAGGAGAATGTCTTCAAGGATGGCGAGGCTCCAACGAAGGAATGCCCAGAGTGCAATTCCGAGATTCCATCTGGATGCAAAACCTGCCCGATCTGTGAGTACGAGTTTCAGACAGGGCCGAAATCCGAGAAGGAACAGTACGGAAATTTTGAGATGACCGAGGTGGATCTTCTCAAGCTGTCGCCGTATAGATGGGAGGAAATCTTCACAAACCAAGTCATTGTTGCAGAAGCAATGACAGCAAGCGCGATTCTCGTTAATTTTCGAGGCACATGGATGGCCTACGGCTTTCGTCTCGACGGTGATCGCAAGACAATGAAGCTCATCACTGTGAGCCATGAGCGCTTAAACGCGCTGTCGATGGCAGACGACTTCCTCCGCGAGTTCGGTGACGCTACAGCAGCCAAGAAATCAAAGCGGTGGCTAAATGAGCAGTTATCTGACAAGCAAGCTGCAGTTCTTGGGATAGTAGCCGATCCAACAAAATCAGTGTTTGCCCTAAAGATGAATCGTTATGAGGCATGCTGTAGAATCACTTGGAAGTTTAATGAGGAAAAAATAAAGAGAAGTATTATGGCGATAAATTCTTGACTTTAATTCTAGGAAAAAATAGAACCTCCGAGACATGAAATTATTCAAGCCGAAAAGCCAAGACATGGGCGAAATTCATCTTGCTATTGCCAAGGAAATCTTGTCCCTAATCGACCCGCCAATCTCAATTGCATTGGTATTGAAGAACAGGCCGAGCCACTACATCTCCTCATGGAGAAATGTGCTCTTCCACGTCTTTAACAAGAACATGGGAGTCAACCAGTCATCAATCGCCATGTGGTTCAAGGTGACAGAACGCACGGTGTGCAGGGGAATCAATCTCACAAAAGAAGTGCTCTCAAAAGAATCAGATGAGGCACAGCAACTGAAAGAAATCATCAAAAAATCAATCGAGAAAACAACAAAATGATCCAGGAACAAATCGACAAAGCAATGATCGCCAAGCAGATGGCGCAAGAAAAAAGAACCTACCTTGGAGCCTCGCGTTGGGGTGAAGAGTGCATGAGAAGGTTGGCTTACGAGTATCACCACACTCCCGCAGACGGAGAGGAAGACTTCCCAGGCAAGATCCTGCGAATCTTCGACATGGGACATGATGGTGAGACTCGCATGACCGAGTACATGCGTCTGGCTGGATTCGATCTTATCACCGAGAAGGCGAACGGCGGACAGATGGGATTCTACGCCATGGACGGCAAGCTAAAAGGACATTGCGATGGGGTTATTACAGGAGGCCCAGTGGATCTGCCGTATCCGCTAATCTGGGAGCACAAGGCGCTCAACGACAAAAGCTGGGCAGACACGAAAAAGAAGGGCGTGAAGGAAAGCAAGCCAGTTTACTGGAGCCAGATCCAAACCTACTGCGCCTACCTCGATATTCCCAATGGCGGTCTGTTCACGGCCATCAACCGCAACACAGGGGAAATCTACTCAGAGCACGTCGAATTTGACCCAGTTGCGGCACAGGCGCTTTCAGACAAGGCAATTAGGATCGTACAGACACGAATCCCAGAAGAGATGCCAAAGATGAGCAATGATCCGTGCTTCTTCAAATGCGGTTGGTGCTCATTTAGAAAGCGTTGCCACAACATCAAGGAGATGACCATCTCAACTCCAGCCGCAGCAGCTAAAGAATTTCCATCCTGGCTCAAATGATCAACCAAGAGGACATCACCACTTACTTGTCCTGCCTATTTGCCAATCATGTCTGGGACAAGGACGAGTTCCTTATTACCAGAGGAGTTGGCGAGAAAGGTACGAGACAAGAGGGAATTTACGCTGAAGACCAGCATTTCCAGCCAGCCTTATTCTCGATCACAGACGCGTTGTTCTCCAGCGCCGAGCGGTATCGGGATCACTTAGTCGGCATGTTTGTCATCCCTGCAATCTTGAACGATTCAAGGGCCAAGGAGGAAAATGTGAAGCTGCTTCCAGCACTCATCCTTGATCTGGATGATGTGCCAGCACAGCAGGCGATTGAGTGGCTTGAGGAAGAAATTGGATCGCCGTCGATGGTGGTGGCAAGCGGAGGCAATAATCAGTACGGCCCAAAGCTCCACGCCTACTACGTCTTTGACGAGCCGCTTCCACCAGCGAACGTACTGCCACTGGTGACCAACCTAGCATCCATGCTTGGAGCAGACCCGAGTTTTGCCAGAAGGACTCAACCGATCCGAATCCCAGGAACGATCCACCAGAAGAATGGAGAAGCGAGCTCAGTCAAGTTGTTGTCATGGAGCTCAGACACGTTCTCAGAGGATGAACTGATCGAGAAGATCAAGAAGGCCGACCCATCGCCATGGGCATCTTCCAAGACGATGATGCCGATTGTATCGGCTGGCGTATCGTTCTCATCCACGACATCAACAGACAGCTCGGCCTTGCTAACCACTACCATCCGCGAGGGTGGAATGGATGGGATCACTCGATGGGATGCCTTCTCAAAGGTGGCTGGACACTACCTCAGGGTGTGCCGCGAAGGCGGCATAAGCGAAGCGGAAGCATTCGCTGCTGTCTGCGGATGGACACTGGCTCACATGAGCCCACCGTGGCCAGAGGATCGTATTAAGCAGGAGTTCCGCGCTCTTCTCACAAGGGAGGTTGGAATCCGTGGCCCAATGCCAGAGATGAAGGCGTACCAGCCAATCGTGTCGGCATCTCACAAATCAGATGGACTTAAAGCCTGGGCCGCTCACCGATGGGTGACCGCACCAATTCCGCAACACACGTTCCTGGTGGATGCACTTGTCATCAAGGGCGAGCCACACTTGTTTGTTGCCGAGGGCGGTGCTGGAAAGACATTCCTCATCGCAGACTTGGCTATGAAGATCGCAGCTTGGCAGGATGGTGACGACACCGACTGGTGCGGCCAGAAGATCAAGAGCGGTGGTACATCAGTGCTGATCCTATGCGAGGACTCGCAGACAGAGATGCATATTCGCCTGATGGAGTTGGACAAGACTGGCCTGATCCAGAAAGCTGGTGACAAGCTCATCGTGATGCCGATGACGGCAATCGGCGGATCATTCCCGCTCACCGAGCGGAATCCAAAGACTGGACTCTCCACCACCAGCCAGCGCTGGAGCGAAATGCTTGGTCTGTTGAAACAGCTACCAGACATCGCGCTGGTTGCCATCGACACGCTCAATTCGATCACCCACGGCGATGAGAACTCGGCAGTGATTATCTCCGAGATGATGCGTGAGGCACACCGTGTATGCGGCGAGCTTGGCGCTGCCCTTGTGATCAACCACCACCTTCGTAAGTCGAACGAGCCGATCAAGAGCCTAGAGGATCTGCGGGATTCAATCCGTGGATCTACTGCTATTCCATCCTACTTCCGAATCAATTTCGGGATGTTCAGAGCGAATGACTGGGAGCGCAGATGCAAGGCGCTCAACGTGAAGCCAAATAAGAATGCGATCTGGCGCATGGGAATCGCCAAGTGTAACATCATGGGTCTAATTGAAGATGAGCGCACCTTGGTGCGAGTCAATGGCGGCGTAGTGGACATGACCAAGCAAGATCCATTCTCCAAGGCAGACACTGGAGAGCGAGTTTCCTGGCTCGTCTTAGCATCACAGATTGCGGCCCAGGATGGATATCCATTCAGCATGGGCGGCAAGGGGGCATCCAACGGCTACTATGTCAGACGGAACCAGCTTCCAGAGATGCTAGTGAAGCTAGGGCCAATCGAGATTGGCAAGATATTCGATGCGGCCATGGCTGGAAAGCAGCTCGTATTCGCAACTGCAAAAGGTGGAGCGTCTGCGAAATGGATCGATGTCCCCAGCGGCCCATACGCCAAGAATGACTCTGGTGAGGAGCTTGCCAAGGGTTCTTGGAAGTTCCCAGACTGGAACGAGTGGGTTTACGATCCATCTCAAGGAATCTGCGTGAAGAAAAAGAAAAATAACGAGATGACTTTGTGAAAAACGATTGACAGATAACTATGAAAAGCTCTCGATAGGCATATGGAACGTAGCGAATATAAAGGGCGCAAGTTTTTTGTTGCCTATCGAGAACAAGACCGATCTTTTCGGGTTGACACTCCAGATGGATATTTCATCTTCGACAAGAAAACCACACCAAGAAGCGCACAGCTTCAAGCCGATTACCTGAAACAAAAATATGAGCGATCCACACAGCGCAGGGAAGGGGACGAATAGACGAGCCTATAGCTCTCAAGCATGGCATGACAACTTTGACAAGATTGACTTCTCAAAGAAGCCATTCATGGATGAGGTGAAGAAGGTCTGCAATACGGTTGGAAACTGTCAGTGTGCAGATACAGGAAACGAGATGACCCTTGATGAGATTAAGTGATGAAAGTAAAACAACAGACAACATGAAAGAAATACTAACATACGCAGGAATATGGGTCGTTGCATCAATCGTGACGATGGTCTTCTGGAATAAATTCGTGGATCATGATGACGAAGATAACTGGCCCAAAATATGAAAAACAATGATCCAAAGGGTGCAATTGGCGACACCAAATCACCGCTAGGGCTAATTCCATCCTGCGCGATGGAACAGACAGCGTGGGTACATAAACTTGGAGCCAAGAAATACGGCCCATACAACTGGCGCAAGACTGGTGTCTGCGCTACTACCTATGTCAATGCCATCATGCGGCATCTCAATGCCTGGAAGGACGGCGAAACACTAGATCCAGAGAGTGGTTTCTCCCACCTGGCTCACATTGCCGCATCCTGCAATATCTTGATGGACGCAGACCACTGTGGAACTCTTGACGATGACCGAGACATTACCCCAGACAATCAGGTAGCATTCGATGATTTAACTCCTGTGAAGTCGTTGCCAGACGAGATGTACGACTTCATGAAAGAAGGTGATCGTGTCTGTGAAGGTGATGAAGGGTATTCTGATACTGGAGACTATTGGTTTGTCACCGCCTTCAAGACTAAGGACAACTACCGAGTTCCGAAAGGAAGAAAGTACCGCCGTATAAAGAATGGTGGATTAGAGAAAGAAAGCGTGTCTGCAGATGAATGCAAATGCGGTAGAATCAAGATCAAGCATTTCCTTTTAGGAGTAATCTGCGAAGACTGCGAAGTAAAATGGCAAGACCCATACTAATGAAACACCCATGCTCACTTTGCGGATCAACGAATTGGCCCGATCCAGAATCACTTTGTCCGTTATGCGATGGGCCTGCCGAACCTGGCCCAGATCCAGATGAGGACTGCCCAGACCACGACTCGCATGACGAAACTATTTATCAAGAAAATATATGAGTGATACACCAGAAACAGATAATCAATCATTCGTTGCAGAACATAACCTCGGTAAAGAACTATGCGTCGAGGCGTGGTTTTGTGAAATCATGGAACGCGAACGAGATGCGTGGAAATTGAACTCTCAATCAAATCGTGATGAATATCATAGATTGATGATTGAAGTAGATGATCAGAATTTTCTAATTAAGAACATCATCAAATTACTGGAAATACCGGAGAATCTATCTAAGGCAGAACATGGTGCTAAAATACATAGAACCATCAAAGAACTGCTTGAGATAAAAAAATACTGCAAAGTACCCTAACACAACCAGCGATGGACTTGATCGAAGTCGCCTCGACCGATAAACGAGGAAACGCAGGTAGAGAATCCTGCTCGCTGACCACTTTTATGAGAGAACAAAACAACGACGACGAACCATGAACAATCCACCAATGACCGAACCCGAAGCGAGAACCGTGGCACTCCTTCGGATGCACTTTGGCTGCACTTTCGGAAAACTCGCTATGTGCTGCCAAGCATTATGGGATGCTAACCGCTGTGAGGAAATTACTGGATACCGATATGGCTCCCCAATGGGGCAAGCTATGGTAATCGCAATGGAAGATCACTTCCAGCTAGAACGCTGCGAGTCTGACAACATGAGCATGGGCGAGCAACGATGCGCAACTTGCGGACTGTCTCAGGTGGCAATTAGCCGATCGCACGATACGCCCAAGCAATGCGGGTTCTGCGGAGAGTTTGCTTCGATGTGGAATTCTATCAATCCGAACGAACCATGAACATTATCCTAAATAAAGAACAGGAAGACAGCATTGTTATAAGCTATCAAGAAGCTATTACTGCTGCAATTAAAGCTGCAGTAGATAAAGAACTTAGCTCAATTAGGAATGATTGGAAAATTCATGATCAAGTTCAACAATTTGTGCGAAAACAGTTTGGAGAAATGTTGAACTCAATTATTGCTGAAAAGCTAATAGAACGAGAGTTAGTTGAAGAACTGGTTAAAGAAAAACTAGCATCCTCAATTAAAAGTCGTCTTACCAAACAACTAAATGCTTTGTCAAAAGCAGAAATAGCAATTGAACACGAAGGAGATTTATGAATAAAGAAAACGCACATTTATACCTACCGCTTGTGCAAGCACTGGCAGAAGGGAAAACGATTCAATTCAATCAAGGCGACGCATGGATAGACGCTGCAACTAATGCTGATTTCAAGTGGTTGGACAGTCCTGACAATTACCGCGTGAAGCCAGAACCGCGCACATGGAGTTTCTGGTTAGATAAAAAAGGAAATTTGTGGCATTACCACATAACTCCACTTGCTGATTGGAAACGCATCACCGTGCAGGAGGTGCTGGAATGAGCGACACGCCAGAAACAGATGCGGCAGAAATCGTTCTTTCTCCATTAGAAGGCGATCAGTGGGTTCGAGCTGACGTTGCCCGTAGGCTAGAACGCGAGCGTAATATAGCTTTTGCTGACATCAATTTGCTTTGCGACAAAGTATTGGAATTGAATACACTGCTGCAAGCACATGGAATTATCGAACACGAAAACTAAAATGACTGACAAACAAATAAACCAACGGATCGCGGAAGCGTGTGGGTGGAAATTGAAATCAAATGGATTAAATCCCATGTGGTCTTGGCAAAATGAATCTCTAACTCACAGAATAAAGTGGGTAGCTAACAAAGAAATGGCTTCTCAAGGAGTATTGCCAAACTATGTAAACGACCTAAACGCCATGCACGAAGTTCAGAAGGTGCTAACAAATACTCAATGGGGAGTTTATGTTAATTACCTAACTGCTACCACAAAACATGATTACAGACGAGCGTGTGCTGAGGCATCCGCTCGCCAACGAGCAGAAGCCTTCCTAAGGACACTTGGAAGATGGGAGGAGGAAGTATGAATGCGAAACATCACGCTTTCAGGAGAATCAATACTTTCAGCATTTGCTGAAATCGACAAAACTTACCAAACACAAAACGATGGAAATTGAACTACAAATCTGGAAATCAAAAGCAGAAGGTTATTTGCAAGACTACCTCGATGCTCTGAAGCGCATGGATAAGATCTCAGCCGATCGCGACCTCTGGAAAGCTGAAGCGACTCGCTGGCGCGATATGTATCTCCAGTACGACGAAATGCTGGAGGGACAAGTGCAAGAATCAGTGAACAAGATCAACAAGATCTGGGAAGATCTCAATGAGCTCAAAAAGAAAGTCGAGGACGAACTGTGAGAATAAACCCAATACACGCGCAGCGTGACCTAGATAAAGTCAAGATGCAGTGGTGTAGGACTTGCAAGACTGATAAGCCTACATCGGCATTCTATAAGTGCCATCGCACCAAGTGCATGGACTGCAAGCGTGAGGAGAAACGACTGAAGCTACGCAACACAGTCAAAGACTTCTGTCACTCATGCAGCACATGGAAACCAGAGACATCGTTCGGAGTAAATACCCGAGGTGATGAGCGACTGAAGACCTGCAAGTCATGCACAAAGGCAAAGGATGATCGGATGCCAGCAAGCATTAGAGAGATCCAGATTAAGCCACTGCCGGTCATCTCTAAGGAGAATCGATGGCATCTGCACCAAGGTACTGTGACGCTCTTCATCGTAGGCCCAGGAGAGTTCGCCATGCACAAGTGTTCCGAGCCAGTTTACCGAGGAAAAATTGGCACTCCCGAGGAGCGGGAGATTGCCAAGACCGCGATTGCCATGCTCAATGCCGACATCCAGAATAATCTTGACGCTGGGCCGGAAGCAATTCAAGAAACACTCATCAAGGCGAAAGCCAAACATCAAACAAAATGACATGGATACTACCAAAGCAGTTACACACGTTAGCCTCTGTGCAGGGTACGGAGGCATTGATCTCGGACTCAACAGAGCAATCCCAAATTTACTCACAGTTGCTTTTAGTGAGATCGAAGCATTCGCCTGTGCAAACTTGGTCTCGAAAATGGAAGCGGGACTCATGGACTGCGCTCCTGTGTGGACGGATCTTAAAAACTTCCCATACGAGCAATTTCACGGACGAGTGGACATCCTTTCTGGGGGTTACCCATGTCAGCCATTCTCAGCAGCAGGGAAGCGAGCGGGAGCAGACGACCCAAGACACCTCTGGCCTTTTATCGCAGAAGGAATTCGACTTATGCGACCCAAGATGTGCTTCTTCGAGAATGTCGAAGGACACATTACGTTGGGACTCTCCAGCGTCATCAGCGACTTGGAAGAACTGGGTTACAAGGTGTCGTGGGGAGTATTCAGCGCGGCTGAATGCGGTGCGCCACACCAACGGAAGCGTGTCTTCATCTTGGCCTACTGCCAGCAGCAGGGATTGGAAGGATTCAGCGGGCATGGCAACCTCGTCAATCAACAAGGATGGATCGGACAGGAACCGGATCGATCAACTGCCAAGGGCAGTATTTCACGATCATGGGAGGTCGTTAGTTGGGCAGCCGACTGCAATGAGGATGACGAATGCTCAATCTGCGGACTTGAATACGCAGAAGAATGCCAATGCTTTGGCCCAACGCAAGACGGCATTGAGTATGAAGAATTCGATGGGGTCTTGTATGGGCGACCAGAACAATTCTGGCCGAGCAGACCAACTCAGCCACAATTTCCAGGAGAACCACCAAGAGTCAATCAAGCTCAATCCACGTTGGGTAGAGACATTGATGGGACTTCCAGTAGGATGGACACTCCCGAGTTGTACACAACCTGTGACAATCGAACCGACGAGTTACGATTGCTTGGCAACGGAGTCGTGCCAGCAGTTACCGAGCGAGCATTTAGAACTCTTTTAACTGAACTACTCAATGACTGAATCACAACTAGAAAAGAAGGTCTGTGCATGGGCCAAGGACTGTGGCATCTCGACGCTAAAGCTCTCTGGGCCAAATGACCGAGGAAAAGCAGACCGGATGTTCATGAAGCATGGTAAGATCATGTTCTTGGAGTTCAAAGCAGCAGGTAAGAAACCAACTGCACTTCAGCAACGATTCCTCAAGCAACGCGTGGACGATGGGTTCGTCGCTGGATGGACTGACGACTATGTTGAGGCAATCGACATCCTCTGCAAATTCTTCCTGTATGAGTGAAGATTTCAAACCATTCCCATACCAACCTGCGATGGTCGATTGGTGTGTCGATAATTCATCCTCGGCATTGTTCGTATCTCCAGGCAAGGGCAAGACAGTCTGCACACTCGCGGCGATCGACCGATTGATGCGGTCTGGCGAAAGCCGAGGTGCGCTCATCATCGCCCCGCTGCGCGTCTGCTCGATTACTTGGCCAAACCAAGTCGAGCGTTGGAACCACTCAAAACGGTTCCGCGTTGCCCACCTGCGGACGAAAGAAGGGATGCAAGCATGGCAAGATGGGTCTGCTGATATCTACCTCATCAACTCCGAGCAACTGATCGCCAAAGCACCGATCCTGTTCAAGGGCAAGGTGCTGCCAGTAGACACTTTGGTCATCGACGAGTTAAGCCTCGCCAAGAACCCAACTAGCAAGCGGTTCAAGACGCTGCGGAAGTACCTGCCGATGTTCAAGCAGAGAATCGGGTTGACCGGCACTCCTGTGCCGAACAATTATCTCGACCTGTACGGACAGATCCGTCTGCTCGATGACGGCAAGCGACTCGGAAAGTCATTTTCTGAGTACAAGAGTAAGTTCTTTTACCCTGCGGACTATATGGGCTATACCTTCAAACTTAGCCCAGGAGCGAAGGAGGAGATCGATGCGCTCCTCAGCGACCTCTGCTTGGTCATCATTGGCGACGAGAGCGACCTTCCAGCATCCTCGGTGGTCGATGTGCCAGTAACCCTCCCAACAGACGCTAGGAAGGCGTACAGGACGCTTGAGAAGGAGTTGTTGATCGAGATCAAGGACAAGGAGGTTGTCGCCCTCACAGCAGCAACCTTGTGCAACAAACTGCTCCAGATCACCGGAGGCGCGGTCTACGACGACGAGAAATCGGTCGTGCCTATCCACACTGCCAAGATCGAGGTACTGCGGAAGATCCGCAAGCAGCACAAGGACGAGCCGATCCTCGTCTTGACTGCGTTCAAGCATGAGTCTGCTCGGATCTTGGCTGAGATCGAAGGAGCCGAGATGTTCGATGAACGCCGGTTGCAGGACTGGCAGGATGGCAAGATCAAGACATGGGTGGCAGACCCTCGTAGTTTGTCACATGGGATCGATGGACTCCAGAAGTCCGGAAGGATAGCAGTCTGGTTTACGCTGACGTACTCCAACGAGACGTACATCCAGACCAATGCTCGATTGATCCGTACTGGTCAGTCTGCTGAGACGCTGATCTACCGGCTAACCGCGACCAACACGATCGACGATGCAGTAGCCGAGGCACTGCGGGAGAAGACCAACACGCAGAGCGGTCTGATGAGTGCGCTCAAGGCACTCCAGACGATGCAGGGATAAAAGGCTGAGATCGCCCTAAGACGATCTCGAAAGCTCATTTCACACATGGTGGATGAGCAGAAAAAATGCAGGGGCAGTCACCTATCACCCGATAGAACCACCCCTGCACCCATGAACATGAAACAAGAAACAGAAACGCTAGTCTCCAAAACGGAAGATACTCGGATCTAGCCTCTTGTCAACTTAAACAGTAAAGCGGATCACCGAGCGGATCTTGCTCGCATCCCTGCGCTTCCTGTAGACTCCATCTCCCTCTCTATCACCACCAGAGTTAGTGTTGCCTTCCACGGTCTGAACCATGCCGTTCTTGTCGATGTCGGCAACGCAAATTCCTATGTGCGAGAAGGTAAATACGACGATGTCTCCTCTGCGGATGTCGTTCTTGTGGGGCTTATGCAACTTGACCGAATCATCGACCGATAAGCACCATTTCTCGAAATCCCATGCTCCAGCAGTCTCTGGGCGCGGGAACGTGTATTTCTCGCCACCGAGAGAATGCTCTACGCACCAGCATACGAATGCGGCACACCATGCCCAAGGCCCAGAAGGCAACCATGTCGAGCGTTGGTATTCCTCGATCTTGGCCCCGCCATTGGTTTTCGTCTCACGCACACCCACCTGCGATTCCGCGGTCTTCGCTAGTTGTTCAGCAATCATGCCTTTCGGTAAAGGTTGGCAAGACTACCGTCAATCGAAATTTTCCGTTTAGTGAGCATTCCCTGCGCGACAAGACGAGCAAGTTGCTGCTGTGCCGTATGTCTGTTAATCCGAGTTTTGACGATGTACTCAGCAAGTGTGAACTCATCATCCATCCTGTCATGGCTGATGTGCTGAGAGATTGCAAACTCAAGGCTGGATAATGCTTTTTGCGTTTTAGTTTTCATATGTCAATGTTTTGGCGATTTGTTTACACGTCTGTAATAACGTATAAAGAATTGGACGAAAAGTGGGTGTATTCGGGTATTGTATCACACGTTACAGAACTCCCATCGGAGAGATCCATTGTCCACCCTCATTGATGACGTGCCAGGCGTTCCACTGTCCGGTCTTGCTGTTGATCATTCCGTACAACCATCCTTGTCGCCACGCGAGTTTGGCAGGAGTTCGATCTGCATAGGTCATCAAGTCGATGTCAGCAAGGCATCCTACCGAGTATGATGCTTGACCGTCAATGTGTCTGGCAATATATGTATCTGGACGGTGACAATGACCGCAAATGTTCGGCCCCCAATTATCATGGTGTGATCGAGAAGGAGATACCGTAGCGCGGAACCCATGAATGAGTTTCGGGCCGCCCTCGGGCATCTGGAGATACTTGGAGACGTGGTACGGAACCCACTTGATCTTGAGCTTGCGGAACTCTTGCTCTGCTGCCTCCGCGAGGTTAGCGCAATGCTCACGCAAGATGCCGTCGGAACAATGAGTAGAGTGCAGCCATATCCTGTCATCATGATTTCCCAAAGTAAGGAATCCTGGCCGATACTCGGACAAGAACTGCATACCTGCATTGAAGTCCTCGGAGATTCCAAGTGCCTTCTCCTCGACCGAGCATCCTCGCCTCAGACTAGGAGCGTCGATGAAGTCACCGAGGTGAATCCGGTGATGCGGTTTCCATTCGGCAACGAAGTCGAAGAACTTCTTCTTTGCGCTCTCGCACACTAGGTTTCCATGCGAGTCACCGCAGACAACGAATTTTTTCCAACTCATGATTTACTGATTTTGTTCATTAACGTATCTAACGCGGGAAAGAAAATGTTCTCGATTGAACGAACGATTGGTTCCTCTTCGATCCGTTCAGACCATGAATGCCCTGCTACAGCTAGTGATGCGTGTAGCATCTCATGCCTAATCGTGTCAAGGAGCATCTTGTCGCTCTTTAGGCACTCGCGGGAGATTCTGATCTCCTTATCGTCGAACGACATCTCACCATAGTCGTCCATCTTCTTGATGACGATACGGAATCGAATCCCACCTATACAGATGGATCTTGGTGGCTTGAATGCCACATCAGTCCTTCTTAAAGGCGTTGATCAAGCCAACGAGTGCAGTACCACCGGCAATGATCGCAGCAGCCTGTGCAGGTTGAAGGATGATGCCGAACGCAGTGGTGATCTGGATAAGTCCGCGCCATGTGGACTCCATTTTCAAGTAATCGATCAAGGTCTTCATTATTTTAGGTTCTTACGAATGATTGATGCGGCTGAGAGAACTGAGACAAGGATACCTGCAACAAGAGCAACGGTCTGCAACCAAGGGTTGAGATCGCCTGGGAGAGTTGCGACAATGCTGGCAAGCGGTGCTGATACACCAACGATTCCTTTGCCGGCGAGTGGCAGATGATCAAATGGATTCATCAGCAGGTTGAACGAGTTCGACAACTGGCGCGACGTACAGCACACTGCCATCCGGTTGCGGTTGGTAGATACTCAGATCAAACGCAGGAGCGGTGTGGTCGAGCTTGGCTACGGTGAGCGCAGCGTGGAACGCAGAATAAGCGGTGAGTGCAGCAACCGCGTTCTTACCGAACACCTCCAGCACCGCTGGATCAGCAGCGAGCGAATGCAGGTGTTTGAGTCGAGCTTCAACGAACGAGATCGTGTCGGCAGTTACCTGCTCGATCTCAGCGGCAGCGCGGAAGGCGGGAGTGATTGAGGTGTACATGAGTGTTAATTATACTGGTTGGACAAAACGGATATTTGCCACCATATAGGCAAATGAAGCAAGTGGAGATGAGACATTGTTAATTGCTGCTCGCATACACGCACCAGATCTAACATTAAGATTGTTATGAAGTCGATTGATTCCAGTAATGGATAATACTACCGTACCACCAATCGACAATTCACAACCGTAAGTAGATCCGCTAACCGTATTACGCAACTGGATATCATAAGCTTGTCCAGCAGTTATTTCAACAGCAGTAGAAGAAATTTTTGAAAATGCTCCATTTGAGGTAAATGCACCGTTGCCTGTTGACCCTACTAGATTAAAAGTCGTTGAAGTAACACCAGCAACTTCAAAAATTCCGTTTGCAGCAGTGTTACCACCTACGTTTACAACCTCAACAAAGTCACCATTTGCTAATCCGTGTGACGAGCAAGTGATTTGAATTGGAGATGCGTTTGTCGCTCCAGTAATAAAGTTTGACTCATAACCCGCTCTTACTTTACCAATTACTCGCGCTTGATAAATTGTTGTGCTGCCAGATTTTTTGTTGAGCCGTATTCCAAAACCATTGCATCCAAATGCGGGAACAGTTAATCCACCAGCAAAAAGCTCTCCTACCGCAATGCGAAGAATATCATCTTCCGCAGTGCTACGAGCAAGTATTAGCTTGAAGTATACAGACCAAGGAATCGAGAAATCAATAATAGTTCCATTTCCAGTTTCGGGAAAGTAGGTATAACTTTTGCCAGTCTCAACGATTGAAGGAGTCTGGATTATAATTCCGTACTGACTGCCAGCAGTAGTTCCTGCTGCGTATCCAACGACGTAAGTCGGCCCCGTATAACTTCCAATACCAATACCGTTTACCGCTGTGCTTATTGCAGAAGGTGTGGAGGTAACAGGAAACTCTGCGATTGTTTTGTATCGAGCATCCCCATCATTGCGGTTAATCAGATCAGTTGCTCCTGCTGTGCCAGTTACATTTACTGCTGTTGGGCGAGCGGTGTTCGTAAACGCTGCGGTTCCAGCAAATGTCTGGTTGCCAGAGAACGACTGGTTATTGGAGAGTGTTGCAGTCTGGCGAGTAGTGCCGTTGATCTGCACAAACGATCCAGCAGTTGTAGTCCATACATCTCCATTTACAGGCGATGTTGGTGCTGCGCCGTGCGGCAGCTTTAAGTTGGCAGTAGTAGTAGTTGATGCAACAGTTGCCAGTATTCCACCAACATTCAAATTTTTTGTGATATAAGCTCCACCAGTCATCCGCAATGCGCCACTTGAAAATGACGTTGATTGCTCTGGATTACTGAGCGAAACTATTTGGTTGAATGTCTGATCAGCAGTAAATGTCTGCGATTGATTGCTTAGAGCAATAGTTCCAGTTGCCCATGACGGAAATGAATATGAATAAGTACTTCCAATCGAATTAGAGAAATTGATTGATCTGTTTATGTTTAGCTCAATACTACCAGCAGTAGTTCCGATAGAGAAACTTCCACCAGCAACTCCACCTTCAGCAAATTCATCAAGTATTTGATCGTAAAGATTCAAATTTGATGCGCTAACATTTGTTGCTGATACATCTACTGCATTTACAGTATTAAAAGATGAATCGCCCAAATGATTTCTCAGTACTATAGTATCAATAGTTGCAGCAGAAGCAGCATCCGTAATATCTGTACTGACAAGATAACGATTTTCCCACAGGGTAGCTCCACGCATCAATGCTTGTCCTTCAAGCGGAGTGGTGATGTCCACATCAGAAAGCTCGGTAAGCTCAAATCCATTCTGCACATGGACGTTAAGCTCAACGATCGTGTTGCCATTGATTCGGGTAATCACACCGAGATAGACTTGGTGGTAGGGAGCAGATGGTTTATTCGCCAATCCAAACAGCAGTCCACCAGCAGTAGTTGGTGAGAGCCAGATCGGATCTCCCTCGACGATGCCTGTTGGCTTAGAGATGCTCACCGTCAATCGACCCTCGGTTACAACGTAGCCGAACGCATTGTTGGCAAGTGTGGAGACGTTGATGCCGATCGTCTTGCTTGATGTCGCCTCAACGTCTGCCTTGGCGAGACCAATGATGATATTGGCTCCAGACGCTCCAGTGACGTATACAGCTTGTCCAGCAGCGATTGATTGTCCTGCCTTGGCGTAAAGCTCGAGACCAGTTGCCTTGCCTTCCACATGAGGTGCTGTGACCGTGCCAGTGAAGATTGGCGATGCGAGGTTGGCTTTTAGGTCAAGCGCAGTCTGGAGGTCGGTCTGGCTCGACAACGTGCCGGTAATCGATCCCCATGTATTGATGCCAGCAGCACCGGTTGGGCCTTGATTGATATAGACGATCGTTGGTTGATTGCCACCACCGATCAAGACCGAGGTAGGCCCAGAGAACGCTTCGATCTCAACAGTTTGAAGACTCATGCTGGTCGTGTTACGAGTTTGCGGAATTTAGCAGTGCCTCCTGCAATGAAGATCACGTTGCCGGTTGGAGTGTCGAGGACAACGTCCCAGTAGTAAGTGCCAGGATCGACCGCGAGAGTCTGCTCATCGGTCTTGCTTACCAAGATCACTCCGTTGTCCGGTGTTGGGATTGTCGGTGACAGGTCGAGGGTGACCGTGGACGAGGTAACGCTAGAACGGATCTGACCTCGGGCTGAGTAGCCGGTCAGCGGGAATGCCGCTCCTGTTTCGTCCTTGCATGAGAACGTCATTGTGAGCGTCTCTCCGCTGTAAAAGTCAAGATTCGTCCCCGCCATGACGCATCGTTATCGTAAAGGAACCTAGATTGCAAGGGAGACGAGGATCGTCTTCATTTCCAGAGCAGTGTTCCTTCGTGGATCTGCTGGATGATTCCATCGCTATCGCAATAGCTCAGAGGGATGTATTTGACGGTGCTTGTGTTGGCTGGCAGAGTTGGCTCAGAAAAAGGCCCACGAACCCCTGTGACGCTACCAGCCGCTAAGTCTAAGGCGATGAACGTGTAAAGCGAAAGTGGAGAAGCGGCATTGAGCTGTATTACAACTGAGAAGTCTTCACCGCTGTTGAATGTGTCTTTTCCGTAAGTGGTTGCAATATAGATTCCACTAGGGTCGATCAGCTTCGATTCAGCACGCTGGGCGATTACTGATCCATAGTCAGTTAGCGTTGCAATGCCAGAGTCATTGATGGCTACGTTGTATGTGCCATCAGTCCATTTTTGAGATGACACCTCGGTCATCTCTGTGGGAAATGACATTACGTCAGAGTAAGCTGAGAGTTCTGTGTAAACTGAACCACCTTCATAGACGACCTGAACAGTGAAGGGCAAGCCTCCGGTATTAAGTGAGTCTCCATAAGCTGTTGAAGTTCCTGTGAATGTATTTCTCCCAGATGGGGTAATGTAAGGAGGAGATGCCCCGCCAGGACATGACAATGTAAAATCCCAAGCAGTCCCCGCCAGCGGAGCTTCTACAATAACCTTCGCCCAAGTGGGTGATGCAGTCGTCTTCGTGAATGACGCAGTACCAGAACCAGAAACTGATCCAGTATTGATGACTACAGAACCATTGTACTCAACCTTAAAGGTGTCTGGAATAGGGTTTGCCTCGTAATACAGGGTAACGACGCCAGTGTCTGCCCCTAGGTCTACGATGAACTCTCCACCGCCTACACCACCATTCTGCTGCGAGGCATTGCACGCTATTCTTCCGTAGATCGGAATTGATCCTGCTGGCGCGGTAAAGATTACGTCGTCTGAGTCTCTAAACTCAACAACTCCAGTAGATGCATTGATGGTCAAATTGAATGGCACATCGGTTCTTGAGCTTATGTCTTCAGAACTCCATGTTTGATTAGTGAACTGCTTCATCCATCCATATGGGATTGTTGAGTTGGGAGAGTTCTTGATGAATAGGTTCCTTCCCGACCCACCTGCAAATCGAGGTGCAAAAGTTGTGGCTGTAGTATCAGGGTCTGGCGATGCGGCTTGAACATCAGTTTTGCCAACGAAAAAGCTCCCAGTTGTCGCTGATGTGATGTCGATAACACTTCCAGTGTTTACCGTTAAGTCACCTATCGGGTCCCTGTTTATCGTGAATTGTGGCATGGTTAAACGTAGACGATATTGTCCTGTGAGGTTTTTCTGATCTTGTCAACGATCGTTCGGTAGTCGTTTCGAGGAGGACATCCAAGGTTGATCGTAGTAGATCCTGTCTTAATATCAAGTATCTCGCTCTCAACAAGTGCGCCCATGGATGTGAATGCTGGCAGCGAGTTGCTGATGTTGATTCTATTGCCTCGGTATCTTGTGCCGCCAACGTCCTCTTGGACAAGATTGATTGATCCTTCGTACGGCAGCCAACTCTGTGCTGCTTGAAGGAATGCAGCGAGTCCTGCTGGCGGGAAGATGAAGGAGTAATCTGATGGAGCGTACACGGTCCCGCCAGTTGCTGTAGTTGCCTTAACAGCCATGCTGAATGGCGTTGCTCTTATTAACAATGATCGATTTTCTGGGTAAGCACCAGTCCCTTGAAATCCACTTGTATTTATTGACCAACCAATAGTTTTAGAAAAGTAATCATCAGGTATTGAGATTGATGGTGTTCCATACCCATTATCTCTGTATTGCGCCCAAATTAGCCAACCGCTTAGAGTGGCATCAATAACTGGGGTGGTTATCCATGAGGGAACTGAGGCAGTTGTTAGGATCTTGTATGTCGAATTGAGTTCTGTACCTTGTGCGTTTTTTAATGAGTTACCAGGTAATGAAAAGGCATTTAATGTTGCGTACCTTGCCTGACCAAACTCTTGTCTGATGTTCCATAGATTTGCTGCATAATACCCAAATCCAATTGGCATATGCGCAACACCGGCATTGGCTTTTGCAATATCAAGCATTTGGCTTGATGACCTGTCAACAACGGTGATGTTGGCTGTGTCGTACTTGAAGTTTGGTAGGTAGGTATCAAGCTCAGGCCCAGAGATAGTCAGAACCTGCCTTGTTTCTCTAGGCCCAGATCCAGATTCCTGCTTGACGAATTGTGTGAGTCCAGTGCTAGATCTTGTGACGTATGGTAATGACACGTTCGACACTTGAAGCTCGATGATGGGATTGATGTCGATCGATGTAATCGGATCGGTTGCAGCATTGAATGTGACGGAGCCAGCACTTGCCGTCCTACGCTCAACGTACATTCTGGCTGGGGTTACCGAGTAGTCGAACCAGACCATAGTATCTGGCACAAGTCTCACAAGCTCAGATAGAACCTGCCCGCAGGTTGACTGGTTGAGCGTGATCCTCGGGAAGGTGGTCATCGTTGCGCAGTTTGATCCAGCACCGGTCGTAGCAACTGGAACTCCGAGTGCTGCACATCGGTCGATCACAGAGTGAATGCTTGTCCTTAGATCTTGACCAGTGGACGCAGAGCCAAAGACTGCGCTCAATCGTTCAGCGGTGTTACCCGCGCCGTCCTGTAAGTTCGTTGTGAACCCAATGCGCTCCATCCACCACCAAGGCCCAGAGACGGTTACCTGGACTTGCTGTGAATCGCTGCTGATCGCGTTACGCACGTTGGTCACAGTGCCGTGGAAGAACTGTACACCATCACGATACAACGTCATCGACTGCTTCAGTTCTGGGATCGTAGCCGAGGTGATCGCCTCTGGTGAAATCGAGAACGTGAAGGTGTCCTCGGCAAGAGACTTGAATGCAAGTTGCGCTGAGTCGATCTGAGCAGCCTCAAGAGAACGGACTGTTGCGTCGAACGTCTTCCCTGACTCTCCTTTGATTGTCCATGCGATCATCGTGCTGGTAAAGTATTTGATTTCGTTGCTTGCAAGTTATCGAGCTTGCGATTGAGTGCATCGTAATCAAGTTTCATCTTGGAGAAATCAGTAATCATTCTGGTGATTACTTGAGTTTGACCACTATTTGCTTCATTGATTTTAGCAGATAGTGTTGCCAATGATGCAGCAGTTTGAGTTGCTTCGCCAACTTTGATCTCATGGTCAGCAACTGCTGTTTTGAGTTGCTCCATCGCTTGCTTCTCACCAGTTGTCTCTGGCTTTACACCATCAATCAATTTTGTGATTGTCTCAGCTTTTGCCTTTCCTTCTTCTTCAATCTTGGTAATGCTTGCAATTACATTATCTTGATTGAAGGTATTAGCGAGAGTTGTGAGTTGCATCGACACCTGTTGTGCCGTTGATTCAAAATTGGTCTTTGCGTTTTGGGATTCAACAAGTGCTATGTTTAAATCTTTAGTAAGAGATCCATTGTCACTTACTTGACTCTGAAGTTCTTTGATTGCTGCTTCAAGAACAGGAATTCTTTGGACGAATTCTGGATTTTTCATTTCCCTTTGAGCATTCTTTGCAGCTTCGCTAGGGAATTGTGATCTAATAAGTCCTCCAATGGCACCACCATATGATGCTGCTTTTGCTATTTCAGCTTGAGTAGCTTTTTGCTCAGATATATTTTGAAGAACTGTCAACTGGTTCTTTAAATTCTCAAGCTCCTTCTCGCTTTCAGATAGAATCTTTTGTTGTTCTGCGAATGCTTGAGTTTTCTGAGCAAGTGTATCATCTGCTGCTTTCTTTGTTTTTTCAGCAGCAGATTGCTTTGCTTTTTCTTCAGCAACCTTATTGTTGTACTCTTGCGTTCTTATCGCTTCATTCTCTGCTGCATAGAAATCGATGATCTGTTTTGGATCATAGGTCTTACCCATCATCTCCTGCAACTTGATCTGAGCAGCATTTAGCGATTTGGAGTTCTGCAATGCAGCAAGTGAAAATTCGCCTTCAGCTTTTGCGATTTCAACGAATTTCTGTCTAAGTGCTTCTGCTATCGATTGAGAGTTAGACAATGCGGAATAACCCATATCGTAATCCTCACTCAATGTTTTTGCCGCAAGTGCTGCACCTTCATCAATGGCTTTAGCTAGGAAGTCTGCGCGTTCCTTAGCCTTCTCCATCGAGTCACCAATGCCACTGAATACCTTGTATGCCACAAGACCAACAGCAACAAGCGCACCAGCGATTGCTCCTTGTGGCCCAAATGCTCCGAGGAACTGCGGAAGTTGTTGACCTAATGCAGTAAGTGCAGATGTTCCAGCAGATACCTGTGTAGCAAAGTCAGCAACCTGGTAGCCTGCTTGTTGAACCTTGATTGCAGCACCTCTTGCTGATTTAGTTGAGGATACTGAATCTTCTCTTGCAGCATTCTCTGCTGCTTTACTAGCCTTCTTTTCTTCTGCGGCTTGCAGTCGTTCTACTGCTGCTTGCTCACGCTTGAGTGCTGCCTCCTTGCGTTGAGATGCCATCTCAGCCTGTTTGGCCTCACGTTCTGTCCTGCGTTGAGCAACTCCTGCTGCACGTTCGGCAGCAGCCTCTGCGCGTGCTTGACGAGCAGCATCACGTTCGGCCTTTGCTTGTGCCGTTGCCTCAGCCTTAGCTATTGCAGCCTCAGTCTGCTGAATGCTTTTCGTAGCCTTATCAGCACCAGACGTGTTTGCCGTGGTGTTGATGTTGATGTCAATTTTCTTGTTCGCCATCTTATGGTGAGGTGAGTCGTCCTTTGACTGAGGTATTCAAGATCACTGATGTGCCGATCTGGGTAACTGCCACATCGACGCTGGCATCGTAGAAAAGCATATCGTTCATCAATGTCCATTCTGATGCTGCTGTTGTAGATGCTGATGTTGGAGCAGCAGTAATTCCAGTGCAAGTCCCATTTGCAATCGCTATATTCAATGTTGAATCATTTGCAGCATATGGACTCTTGCGAGTAAGCACAAGATCTGCTCCAGTTCCACTCACATTAAAATATTGCTGGACTGGAGGATATGTTAAAAAAAACAATCTTACAGTTTCCATCCATTGGGATGGTGTTTGATTAACAGTAACGGGAATTGAAAAAATAAATGACGCAAAATCAAGACCTGCTCCTGTTAAAGTAACATAAGCATTACCTGCTCCTGTAATAGTACCTAATCCAGTTGCAGTCTCGACTTGGCGCGTCCCCATTGTTGTTGGGTATGGTTGGCTGAGTCTCACAGTCAATCCAGACTGATTCGATAATCGAACCGGCATGGTCTGCACGAAGTAAGAAACCCAGCGTTGATACTGATATGACGATCCATCGATAAGTTGGAACCTCGATGTGAACGAGGCAGATACCATCGTGCCAGGACGAAAGAACTGACGACCATATGTCCCGCCAATGTACGAGACATCTTGGAAGCTGTAGTTGCTGCTGATGTTGAGACCAGATGTCTCTGCGCCTTGACCTTGATCCCATCCGGCAAGGTCAATTATCTTATCTCCTATGAATGCGGCTGCATACATTATTAGACTGCTGCAATCGTGAACAATGCGTTCGGAACTCCAGAAGTGAACGTGCGCTTCGCTGCCATCGTCAACTTGCCAAGGCGATTCTCAGTTGGTGAGAATCTGCGATCGATGCTGATGATTTGCACCGTAGCATCGTAGTTGAGACCACCAGTTACGCTTGTCGAAACGTCTAGTGTGACCGCTGATAACTCCTCACCGGCATCGAGTGAGTCGAAGTAGGTATCAAAGAACGAAGAACTCACACCAATCGGTGTACAACTGATCGTTGATCCGATATTGCCAAGTGCCATCGTGACGGTTCCAATTCCATCGACAACCACTGGAGTCAATGCAAGATCAAATGAGATCTCGAATCCATCAGACGAATAGAATGGCGTTCCAGCGGCAAGAGTTGCAGCGTAGGGAGCAGCAATAATCAATGCTGGATCAAATGCTGTTCCAATTGAGTTCCCACCAGTACCAACGTAGGTATAGTACGATGTGAGAGCATTTGGGTTAGCCGAATTCTTGACTAGGCCGGTGAACTGAACCGATCCAAGTTGCGTATTGTTTGCCGTGCAGCGCAGTGTCGGCAGCTTGGTGATCGCGGCGTTGTGGATCGTATAAATTGCATCAACCGAGGTGATTACAAGTGCCTTATCGCTTGCTCCGTAGATCGATGTGCCAATCGTAGTATTTCCGTATGGGAAGAGAGTTGTGAGTGCTTCGATCTCGCCAACTGGCTCAAACTCGATAACGACCTGCATATCGGTCTTGGACTTGCCAACCATACCATAAGCATCGACTTCCTTATCGAAGGTCGATTGGTTCATGGTGAGAGTCACTCCACCTTTAGAGTAGAAGGTTGCAGAATCGTAAACGATCTTGCATGGGCCGCGAACAATGGTAGTGCGATCAAAAGTTGCCATAATACTTATCTAGTTGGGGATGTGTTGCTTAGTCCGATTGGAATTGTGAATGAGACTGCTTGCTGAAGCATTGAATCATTCGATTGCTGTGAAACTGAGTTGAAGAGCATAACACCACCGGAGAGAGGTTGATCATCAGCATCCATCGGTTGAGTGTGATGGATGATGCGGCATACTGCCTCAGCGATCTCGGTTGCGCTAGGAACTTTCGCTGCCTTAGACCTCCAAACTGATGGTATTTCAGAGACTGTCACTCTGAACTTCGCATCTGACAAGTATGGGCCAGGCGTGTTCTGACTGTCGGTCTCTGCTGACTCGAAATTGACAAGAACGAATGCACCGGCAGTCTGCATCGCGTTGAGGATGGATTTCTCGACATCCTTGTGATCCTCGACGAGTACTGGGATCTTTGGTGCTGTTCTAAAGTAGTCGTGAGTTGCGAGGGTCTCAGCAATGCTCTCGACGATTTGACGTATGATGGTCATGGTGCGCTTGTGAAGTCCATGAGTGCCGCTCCACCGTATCTGAACGGTGACGAGCTTGAGTAGGCAAATGCGGACGATCCAGCGTCATCTGAATCGGCATCGTTCTTCGATAGGTCGTCCAGATAGTTCTCAGCAGACTCAACCGAGATCTTGCGATCTTCACCATTGAACTCAGCGAGTGATGGGAATGCTTCCGAGAGGAGACGACGAGCAAGTGCGTAGCCGTGTCTGTGCGCCCCAGGAGGGACGTAGAGACCCGTGTTGGTAACTTGTACCAGTCCACGCTTTCTACGTCCCGCATTGACCCGTGAGACAATCTCTTGGGCGATCTGCCCGAGGATGTCGTTTAGTTTGGTTTCTGGCGTTGGTGACTCTGCAAGTAATGCTTCAAACTCGTCAGATGCGAGTCTGTCCTTGATGCCATCAATAGTCAGTAGAGTCCAAGCCATATAAAAGAGTGCCTCGGACTAGGGGAAAAACGACAAAACCCTAATCCGAGGCTATATTTGTTCCTTAGAACAAGAGTTTAGCTACCATGTTGCCAGCAATCGTTCCAGCACTTAGAGTCATCGTTTGCGCGATGCGAACATAGCGTCGAGTGTTTGCAGGAACGCGGAAGCGAATAGTCTTAGCTGCAACTCCGACACCACCAGCGGCAGTTTGAGTTGTAGAGATTGCAGGATCTACAGCAGCAAAGGTCACATTATCAGCACTGTCTTCCAGTGCGTAAGTGATAATTTTTGCGTTAGTAATTCCAGAAGAAGCAGGAGCAGAAAGCTCGAAAACGACTTTCTCTACATCGCCACCAATGACCTGTTCAAGGTCAAAGCCAGCGGTGTTTGCTCCAGCTTGAGCGATTGCGACCGTACTTGTAAAAGCAGCGTCTTGATTATTGCGATTGAATTCGTATGCCATATAGGTGTTCTATTTAGAGTTAGGCGAATGTCTCGGTATCGGAGATCGAGTCCGTGACGATGATTGGAATTCCGAACGACTCAGTTGCAAGACCATTGAGAAGACCACCGAAGGACTCTTGCTTGGTGTTGGGAGTAGTGGAACGACTGATTGACAACTGGAATGCCGAGCGACGACTCATCAAGAAGTGAGTAGGCTTGACACCAACTGGGAACTGACGAAGCAGATCGAGCAACTTGGCATCGGTGCAGGTTGTTCCAGTAGCAGTACCAAGGTTCTTGATACGACCGACAGCATACTTGTTGGCGCACTGAAGACCAACCCATGCGGTAAGGTCAGCAATGTAAGCAGCGAAGCGTTTGCCATTTCCATCAGATGCGTCACCTTCGCGGAATGCGCTCAGATCGATGGTCGTGTTCTGACCATAGACGTATTGCACACCTTGCGAACCAGCAGCGATTGCGTATACAGACGAGCAAGCACTACCGGAACCTTGTGTTCCATCAACAACAACACTACCAAGAGTGCTGACGAGTGCTTGAAGACCAGGGAATCCTTTTCCGTCTTGTGACGTTCCGTAGATGGTTTGTTGACCGACTTTGTACAGGGCTTCAGCCATGACACCGCGTGCTTCAAGTGCTTGATAAGCAACTGCACCGTCGATATAGGCGTTTGCAGCAGCCTTATCACACTCAACGCGAGCGGACAGGAGGAATGCTTCGATCGTGCGTTCGGTGAACTGCGATTTCACTGCGTCCGTTCCTTCGTTCAAGGCGCGGAAAGCAACCGTAGGACGACCGGTACGAGCGGAGATCTTGTAGGATGTACCAGGAATGGTACGAGCAGGGATGATCGTAGTTTCTGGTGCAACGGTGGCGACTTCTTCGATCAAGCCCACTGCCATATCAGCAGAGTTGAGCTTGGCGAGGTCTAATAGGGTAAGGTTATTAGCCATTGGTGTTGTGTATTAGGATTGAGATTGTGCGCGGATCGCTGCTTCAACGCGAGCGAGACCGGTGAGTTGTGGTGCATCCTCGGTACGACCAGCGAGGATCGTGTTGCCCGAGAGAGCATCTTTGCCTGGAAGTGAAGCAAGCACTTTGATTGCCTTCTCGTCAGCAAGGATCGAGTTAAGCCAGAATGACTTGGCATCTTCGTCTTGTGGAGCGATGCGACCAGCAAGAATAGCTTCTTCGATCGCGTGTTCAGCAGATGCTGATGCTTTCGACGAGAGTTGCTTCTTGAGAGCAGCGTTCTCTTCTTCGAGTGCCATGAACTTGTCCTTCAAGGTGGTGTAGTCATTGCTTGCAGCAACTGATGCTGCCTCGACGGTTTCGGCATTGAGAGCAACTTCGCGGAGATTGGCGAGTGCTGCTTTCGCGGTTTCCAAGGCAGTTTCTGGCGATTCACTCGCTTCGACAAGCCCCAGTTCGACTAGGTGGTTGATATCCATAATTAGTTCTGTGTGTGATGCGGCGATGCGCGGGATTTCTTCAAACGCTGGATCATTGACCAACGAGCCAATCTCACCGCGAGGTGGGAGACCAGATGGAACACCAGTATCTGAAAGCAGAAAAGTCGGGGAGAAGTACGAGTAGTCTTTGCCTTCGATCGCCTTGCGACCGGCTTCCGTCCATTCGACATCGAGGACAAGACCTACCCCAGACTCGTAGCGAAATTCTTTAGGAATGAATGAAGCTGGGCCTTGCTTGTGATCGAATCCGGCGAATGGACGGACATTGGATTCAAACCTCTTGCCAAGATCTTCAGCGAAGGATGCAGCGATGCGCTCATCGATCTGAACGTCAACACGCTTAGGCTTGCCTCCAACAGTAGCGGAGATTGAGTGATGACCTTCTGGAAGATATACGATAGTTCCTTCTGACGTGGAAATGTCAGATTGGAATGCTGCTTGCGTAATTGATCCACTCATCGGGTCTTCATTACCACATAACTTGGAAAAACCCAAATGGAACTTACTGAAGATTGGAGAGGATGTGATCAACTGCTGAATCGATGAAGATATTGACATAGGTTTCTTCTGGTGGGAGTGCTGTGGGCCAAGGCTTTTGATTGACTGACTTCCTTAGCGAGTAGATCGGTGTGATTCCACCTTGCTCATCCTTGCGAGCAAGAACTCCCTTGGCAGCGAATAGTGGTGCGATCGATCGTGAGTAGTCTTTTGCGAGTACTCCATGAGCAGTTGGATGGATTGGGATCGTGAGGAACTTCTTGCGCTTTGCAGTGATCACTCCACCAGTCACTTTGTGAGCAAATCCAGTAGTGCTATTCGATATTGTTGCTGTTTGGCTAGTGACTCTTCCTACGTTCCATCCAGACTCAACTAGCTTCCACCAGTCTGTCAGCTTGCGTCCTGGTCCATGAGTCGGCAACGATGTGTTGAGCCATGTGGCTCTACCTGCCGTCGTGTAGTATCCCTTGATCGCGATCAATGCGGACTGCGCTCCAACCTTTAGTGCCTCTTGGCGAACAGTAGGAGACATCGCTTGAATGAGATCTGTCTTGATCTCGTCAAGTCCAGAGACGTTGATGTTGATACCAACGAACCCTTTACCGATTGTCGAGCTTGTCTGCATTATTGATCGAGACCGGCGATGATCGAGTTTGCGATTTCGTTCTCAAGCGCATCAGTCAGTGCCTTGGTATCCAACTGACCGAATAGTTGTGGGATCTTCTCAACCACTGACTCAACCTCCTTGTAGAACGCACCAACCGTCATCCGCTCGCTCTTGTCGAGCAAGTCGGCAATGATTGAATCGATTGGATTCAACCATGCACTTGCCACATCGAGTATCTCTTGGTCATTCATTGCGTTGAGCATTTAGGATCTTCTTCGCCCATGCGAATCCTTCATCACCACCCCATCCGTTCCATGCTTGCCATCCTTTGCCCTTCTCGTCCCATGTCGATCCCTGCTTATCCACTTCGTGACGAGCGAAGAACGATAGCATCCGCTTGACCGTGTCGGTAGATAGCTCGACGCGGTTGGAGATGTCCCTTGCGCGAGCGAGACCAACGCCGGTCATACCACGCTCACTCATCGGCTTGATCCTGCGGATCTCAAGTGCCTTGCGGGCGTTCTCAGCCATTGCCTCAGTTGGTTGAAAGCCTGTGGCAGCACTCTCAACTTGCATTGTCAATGGGTCGATGCCTGGATCTGATGGTGGCAGATCAAGTGGAACTCCAAGATCCGTTGGAGATGGCATCGGTGATGCAACTGGTGGAATATCTCCTGTGAACAATGGTTCGCCTGGGATCGGCTCGGGAATACCTAGTTCCTCGTAGACATACTTCAATGTCATCGGCACACCGATCTCCTTGTAGATCTTCATCCGTTCTGCGATCGCCTTTTGATCCTTCGCGTGTGGGATCTCCAAGCAGCAGTACGGCATATCCTCGGCAGATACTTCGCCAAAGTTCATGCGGACAATCGCTGGGATCAACTGGCTGTTGATGATCGATGCAACCCACTCGGATACCATCTTCAAGACATCTGCGCGAATGCCAGCGTGGACATCACCCAATGCTCTAGATCCTGTATTCGTATTGTCAGTCGTGAGCGTTTGGCCGAGGAGCAAGATGTCGCAAGCCTTGTCAGCAACATCCATCAAGTGCGACTGCGGCAAGTTCGATGCGTCTCCATTGGCTGCTGAGTGGATCTCGTACTCCACTCCTGGCCCAAACGCTGCCCAACCGCTTGAGCCGATCGACTCCAGCATCTCCTGTGCCTTGTTGAGTGCGTCCTCAGTGCCGTCGGTCTTCGCGGTACGCGTTGGAATACCGAACAACTGAGCATACTGCATCAACCATCCGAGACCATAGACTGCTCCGAGCCAATGCTTCGTGAGCGTCCGTAAGTTTGCAGCATGGATCGGGTGTGTGCCACCTTGACTCCAGACACCGATCAAGAAGCGATCAAGTGGAAAGTCCTCAAGCGTTGAGTAGTTGACACCGAGTGGAGCGATCATCAGACGATCGATCTCCATGTTCATCGATGGGTAGGCCAAGTATTTCGCTGGAACCGGCGCATAGCATCGAGGTGACACAATCCCATTCTCGATCTTCCAGATGATCTCAAGCACCGAGATGCCCTTGGCATATGCGTCGATCAGTGCCTTGACCATGCCCGAGTTGTCGAGTTCCCAGTATCCTGGGCGCGGCGCGAATGACTCCATCGCACGTTCGACTGTCTCGTAGATCAAGAGTGCTTGTGGAGTTGCCTCCTCCATGCCTTCGCGGATGCCTGGCTTGATCTCGATCTCAAGTCGTGCAACAGCACCGGAAATCTCATTGAGTGCCTTGCGAAGTCTAGGCCAAGTATCTAGCATCAAGCGGAATAGACGGTCTTGGTCTTCCAGTTTGCCTGTGCGAACATTACGCAGAATTGCGCGGATCTGATCTGGCGTTACGTTCGCCAAATCATAGTCGTTTGTCCTATAGTTTACTGGAATAGGCCAAACTACACCCTTACGCTCATCCTTGGTCATTGGAACGCTTTACACTAATTGATTGAAGTTGTCACGCATAACGCTTCAGAACTTGTTGAACCCACCGACGATCGGTGCTGTGAACGGAGTGCGACCAACCCTAGTGATAGCTTGGCCGGTGATAGCTCCGTTCATCTCTGGGCCACAGACGATGCACCCGAGAAGTGCGTCAGCACGGTCGGGTGACTTGAGTCCCATGATGCGCATCGTCTCCTTCGCTTGTACACGCAACTTGCCATTCTCACTCCACTCGGTCTTCCGCGTGGTCAACTGGTTGAATGTGATCGGATCAAGGTTGCCGAGGTTCACTCGTCCTCGCTCGATCTCACGACATCCAACGTGCCAGACCTCACCAATCAAGTTCGCGTACTCGTTCGGTTCACGACTTCTCGATCCTCCATGAAACCGATTGATCCTCCACCCTTGCTCTGCCATCGCATCTATCATCACTGAGCCGAGACCATCGGCATCACCCCAGATCATCGATGGTTTCAGTTGTTCCTTCTCGAATAGCTTGATGAACTGACGAACGCCCTGCATCGTGTCTTTCTCGACCCATGTGCGCGAGATCCGAGCCGAGTTACCTCTTCGGACTGCAAGCACGTTCTCGTCTCGACCGGCAGCGAAGTCACAGAACGCAACGATGTGACCATCGAGCGGTTCGGGTTGCTCGTCGATCGCCTTGAGAAGCCTATCACTTGATATCAGAAGTCGGTCGATGTCCTCCGCAAACTCAGCTAAGTGCATCGACCTGTAGATCGGATGGTTCTCACCATAGATCGACAAGTCTCGATCACGTTTCTCCTGCGGAATGTGAGCGCACTGGTCAGACCGAACCTTCACCCGCTTCCAGTGCGATGCTTCTTCAAACTGCGACCTATAGAACCAACCAACTGGTGCGCCTGGACTCGATGTCGCTAGGATGCGCGAGCAAGTACAGCGATCGACCGCGGTCTTGATGCTGTCTGGGATTGTCTTCGCCTCGTCAAGAACGTACAGCACCGGCGAGTCGGCAGTTGCGTGGTAGCCTTCCGCTCGTCCCGCGTTATCAGTCGAGAACCCGCTTGCCCATCCACCTTGCGGAGTCTTGATCTCGGCTTGGTTCCAGATCCACCCGTCGAACATCGGGTTGCCTCGGTACAATTCCATCGCGGGCCAAAGTTGCAGCAATACCTGCCTCCACGACCCAGACGTGATGACAACCCTCCCTTTCGGGTAGTTCGCAAGGAACCACAAGATCGTCGGTGCAATGATCGCCGCAGTCTTCCCCGATCCGTTCGCAGCAACCACAGATGTCCGAACGTCGTCGTTGATATAACGGAACGCTTGCATCTGCCAATCGTATGGCTTTAGACCGAGTACGCCAAACGCGAATGGGCCTAGCTCAATAGTCGGTTTCGGTAGTTGCATCCCAACGCTTTCTGAAGTCTTCCAACTGCTTGTTCTCGATCTGGACGTTCTCCATCGACGACGTGTTCACGTTCACCATGATGTCTGGGTTCTTGCCAACCTCAGACCAACGCGCACGACACTTCATCCAGAAGATACACGCTGGCAATGCCGTGCGCTTGTCGTCTCCCATCGCAATGTCGTAAAGTCGTTGTGCAACCGAGGTCGTCGCCTTCGTCTGTCCCAGAAGGAACTCTTCCTTGTAGTGACGCTCGATCGTGTTGTCGTCGATGCCGATCTGCGCTGCCATCATCCGCAGTGGGATGCCGAGACCTGCCATCTTCTCGACCAACGCACTGTTGATCTCGGTCTTGACGTGCGGCTTGAACTTACCGTCTGGAAGTCGTTCAATCTTCTTCCCATCAACCTCGGTAGCTTCTACCTCGATGATGTGTGGCTCTGGATCTAGCTTTTTTCTCTTACTCATAGATTACCTTCCCATCTTGCTACGCAGAAAGTCAAGCGACACCGATCCGTCGGCGTTCAAGACCTGCTGACCAAACCGATCAACGAGACGCTGACGTGCCTTGATCGCAATGTCGTCTGGTACGTCCTTCATCTCTGCCTTGACTCCGCTCATCATCGCTTGCGCTGGCTTTACCCCGAACATCGATACGTTCGGTGGGTTGATCCGCTGACCATCTACAATCACACCAAGACGGATTGCCTCGCGTCTTGAGATAAATTCTTGCACCATGTACGAGTTGAACCCATACGGCCCCCAAGGGACAACGAACCCACCAATATCAGCACCATTCTGGAATAACCAGAAGTTGAAGTCGTCCAACCGACGAACCTCACCCTCAGCCGCAACGTGCCTCGGACGCTTGATGATCGCACCTGGCCGCCGAACGAACCGAGCCGCAGGGAAAGCATTGAGCAGCGTAGGGTCTCCCACGATCCTCTGCCAGTTAGCGAACGTCTGCGCTTGCTCGATGTTCGTGTTGAAGATTAGCTTGAGCCGTGATGCACCGGCAATGTTCTGCAACGAGTCGTCTGGGAAGTCTTCACTCGTTGCCAGTCCCTCGCTGACCAGCAATGTCCGCGCCTTCATCCGAAAGTCCGCAAGGTTACCCACCTTGTACGCAGTGGATTGCGATCCGGTCGGACTCGTCATCTGCTCAACTGCTCCAGCTTGCCAATCCAACAACATCGATCGAAATCGAGAAAGAACGCCAGCACTCGCAACAGTAGCCGAAAAGAACGCCTTCTGACGGATCGCTGGGGCAACAGCCTGCCAATCACGCGACGACATCTCTGACGGAAGTACCTTCTTGCTAACAAGTGCTTTGATTGCATCAATGAATTGCTGGATCATGGGTTGGACTTGATTTGCAGGTAGAGGTCGAGTGCCTCGTCGGTCTTGATCCGCATTGTTGCCAACCATGAGTAAATCGACCTCGGGGTTTTATTGAACGCCAAGGCGATGTCGTCTGGATGAATCCCGTCGTCGAACAGCACCTGCGCGATCACCGCTCTGATGACCTGCAATGTCGGGTTCACCTTGACCTGCCCCCTGTGGATCGTAGACGCAGGGATGCCTGTCGCCTCGGATGCTCGATTCAAGATTGATGCGATGTGGAGATGCAGCACCACAGCAGATAAGCAGATCCGGTAAGGAACATCAAGTGGTTCGGGTTGCGTGGTTGCGTGAGGAATCGGAATTTAACGCAGAATCTAACAGAAGTCCGTCAGAATTGTGCCAATTTACAGGAGGGGGGGGGTAGGGGTGCAATTTGCCCCCCATAAAACAAGCGGGCCCCCCCCATAAAACAAGCGGTGACCGATCGGCATGACCGCGGGACGACCGCGGGACGACCGCGGGACGACCGCGGGACGACCGCGGAGCATGGCCTAGGACGGCAGGGAAGTATGCCGGTGCATGGCAGGGTGCGCGACTCGAGACCGACGTGGTACGGTAGACGGCAGGTGACCGCATGACGGTGATGCGATCGTTTCAAACGATCGTTTGAATTCGGGTGTGGCGAGGATGGATCGGCAGGGTAGATCGCGGGTGATCCGGCATGATTGCACCTTGCCAAGGTGAGGGGGGTGTGGGGGGTATGTTTGTCAGTCCTTGGATTTCACGGGGGCGAAACGGCAGGGAATTGCACGGGATTTCCCTTATTTATATTACTTTGAAATTCTGTCATAGAAAACAAGCCTCCGGAGCCTCCGGTGAATATTTAAAGTGGGAAACAAGCCCCCCGCCCCCTCCGGACGCAAAGCGTACGCTTTCCCGTCCGTTTATAGCCTCCCCTAGGTTGTCCACATGGGGCGTGAAGACGGATCGGATTGCGCCAAGTAAACCCTACCCTTTCCCACTACGGCTCCCATTGCCACCCACCTCACCCACCCCACCCTCGCCACATTGACGCACAAAGGGTGCGCAGGAATTACCCCACGCACCCTTATCTACCCTACCCTCGCCCTTACCCCTACTCCTACTCAATCGGACGCAATGCCCCGAGATGATCCATGCACATGATACGTGCAGGTGCGTCTGCGTGCCATGCATTGACTTGCACCCTCACCTCGGCCCCGAGGCGCGCTAACGCAACTAGCTCGCCATAGGTTGCGGATGTGTTGCCGGTTATCATTCGCCATGCCTCGGCCGCGTGATCGTGCTGGTCTGAGATCCGATAGCGGTCAGCACGGGCGGGGCGCACCCATAGCGGGGGAGTTGCACTCATGAGGCCACCTCCAATCCTGCAATTAGCTTTGCCCCTGCAATTACCCCTACCCTAGGAGCGCCCGCGTCAATCAAAGCAAGTGCAACGATCTTGCCAAGCGTGCCATCACCCTTGGCAAGGTACGTGATCACCTCCCCCCACTTTGCGTAGTTGTCTCGGGTTGCCTCAGGACGTGTCTTGATGGATTGCACCAAGGGTGCTAGCTCGTGAGCAAGGCTTTCAACCGTGCGCTGAAAAACCGCGTTCATGCGACCACCTCCCCAACCCTTGTGAATGAGATTGAAAGCAGATCGTCACCGCTTGGCATTAAAGGCTTTTCCGGAACTGATTTAAAGCCTAGCACCGCGTAATATTGAATGAAGAAGTTGGCAAGTGCTTCTTTCCTGTCATCACCGATGCCGGACGTTTCTACAATCGTTTGATCGTGCCAATATCCAATTGTAAGCTTCCATTTTTTCATGCGACCACCTCCACTTGTTCGATCGTTTCGCGGAAAACCGTTCTTTTGTACACTCGCCAAGCGGGAATGTTATCAGCATTTCCACTTTGCTTTGCTATTTTTAACGCGCACGCCCGCGCACGTTTCCATGCCGTTTCGAGGGTGCGTGCTTTTCCGTAACCTTTGCCCCACGCGTTACCTGCGGTTGCCCACTCATAAGTGATTTCAATCGTTTTCATGTCTATTTTTCGTTGTTCGTTGTTCGTTGTTGTTGTTGTTGTTTTACCAAATGATTTTACGCCAACGCCGCACGCGTTGCCCGAGCTTTTTTTGTTCCGTGTGGATTGATCCAAATTGAGGGTTGCCGTTGCTTGGACAACCCCGAGCAAAGTTTGCACTGAGAGCATTCGAGATTGCGCGTTTCACTGAGGCACTCGAGCGACTCGGCAGGCTTTACGGGTGAGACGTGGAACGTGCGGAACCCGAGTGCGGTTGCTAGTTTCAAGCTATTTTCCGTTTCCGTAGAAGCCATGAAGAACGCGCTATAGCCGTGTGCAAGTGGGTTAGTCCGCCAGTCATGAAAATAACCAGTCCAACCCGCGCTAACGCTTGCAATCGCTTTGACCATTGCCAAGGGCAAAAGCGTAGGGTTGCCGTATGCCCCAAAGCGGATTTTCCGCCCCGAGAATGCAAGCGGGTAGTGGGCGGGGATGAGGTCAGTATACCCGCCCCGCTTGTACTTGACCCATATTTGACGCGGAGCTTGTCCAACATTGACATAGCACCCATTTCCCGCCGCAAACGGGCATTCTCGGCAGATTGTTGACGCGTCCAACCCACGCTTAACCGCGTCGACGGGATTGTGGTGCTCAAGCAAAAACCAAATTTGAACCATGTTCCCCGTTTTTTCATTTTTGGTCTTCATCGTTGCGATTGCGACATACGGCTCACCCGCGACTATGCCCCTATGCAAGACATACCCGCCCCGCTTTTTAAATTTGGGCGCGGCAATCATAGCGCGCCTCCGATCACAAGCAAGGTTGCTAAGCCGGTTGCCAAGGCTATCGTTTGCAAGGTGTATTGCACGCCTCGAGCAATTCCAAATATCGCGACCATGCCCAAAAGCAGGGTTGCTGTGATAATTATTAAGTCAATTTTCATGAATTTTAATAGGTTGGAACTAAGCGAGACTCGACGGAGTGGAGTTTATCTAAATGACGGGAGAGAATGCGTGCCAACGCATTCACGGCGCGGTTATGCTCCAGTGTACCAGTCACATCTAAATCGACGATGACATGACAAGGAGTAATCTCAACGATGTGGATCGGGAATGCGCGACGCTTTATCCAGTTGCGGACTAACGGCAGCGCGGTGGGGACGTGCAACGGTTCCGTTTTTTCAGTAGTGAATTTGAATCGGTTCATTTTTTTATAGGCGCGCCTTGTTTGCGGCGACGGGTGCAAGATGACATGCGGATTTTATCAGCGCAATCAAATTTTAGCTTTTCCGCATTTATTTTTGTTTGCGCTCAATTCCTAGGTTTTCCGCCATTTCCACAAATCTCCGGCCTATGCAATCGGCCACCGGCAACGGTACGGTGCGCGGTGCTGGCAACCCTAGGCAACCGGCAACCGGCAACCGGCAACCGGCAACCGGCAACCGTATGCCAATTGCCAGGTCGCGAAATGCTATTCACTAGCTTGTGAAATTTCACAATTGACGCATTGCATGATCATTCATGAAATGACGCATCATCGTTCATGATCGTTCATTACATTAGCCGAAAAAAATAAAAAAAATCCCCGAAAGCCTGGTGACCCCCCTGTAGTGGCATCTAAATTTTTGAAAAAAAAATCGCCATCCCCACTCACCTACTTGCACATGAGCAGCACATAAGCCGACCATGCTAGAGTAGGTGAGGTCGATCGGGAAAAATTACCGAATACGGGCGAAAAAAAATTTTTTTTTAGAATCACTCTCCTATCTGAACATTGATCCAGTAGCGATTCGTTTTCTTCGTTCGATCCATGCCAGAGACGGTCACGCCGCTATTCGGTTGCTTCGATAGCTTGGCAAGTGCCGAGCCACAAGCACCAGACCATGTGAACAACTGACGCGCCTGGTCACGCACTGGTGAGTCGATCGCAAGCAACCTGGACTCGATCTCAAGTGCTGAGAACTCGCGGGGCAAGTCCATCCAGTTCGAGTTGATCATGAGATCCATGAGCCTGTTCGCTGGCGAGTGGACATCAAGTGATTCACTCAACTCTGGGTCACGCCACGCCTTGATTCCCGATCGCGAGTCCTTCAGATCATCTGGGATCTGCCAGTTGATCAACTCATTTGCGAAGTATGGCATCTCTGCTCGCAGGTCATCCTGCAACTGCTTACGACCATCTGAGGTTGACGTATCGATCGGCATTATGACCGGAGCACAATGCAAGATGATAATCTTGTCGCTAAGGTCGTTGTCGATCGGTGGGATGATCTGCATTGCCTCGGGTGTATCATTGCAGCAGACCATCACGCTCCACACTGGACGGCATGAGATCGCAGAGACGTTCCGCTTACGCATCTCGATGATGTGTGGGTACATCGCCTCCTTGAACGCAGCGCCAAAGTTGCGACGAGCGCGGATGTCGGTAGATCCAACGCAGTCATCGACCAAGAGTAACTCGGCCCCAACAAGGTTGTCGTTCCACATGATCCCACCACCCCATGCGGCGTGTGGGTTGGCAGTGCGCCCACCGAGCATCTGTGCGACGATCCAAGCGAGGAGTGACTTTCCAGAGTTTACTTCACCGGCAACTACTAGCATCGGTGCTGGGATATGCTGGTGCGATCGGACTGCTTGGTAGCGTGTTGATAGCCATGAGATGAAGACGATGAGTGCCTGTGGATCTGGGAACGCCTGTATGATGATATCATCGATCAGTGACGTTTGACCAGCGACCGGCTGAGGGATGAGTGCCTCGGAGGTGATGAGGATCTGGCGACCATCGTGGTCACGCATGAGTCCGCGTTGATGCCCTGCCATCGCACCATACCACTCAACCGATCCATCGAGTTCACGGTTGAGGATCGCCTCGGTCACCGCGTCCCGAAGATCCGCTGGCTTTCCAAACTGCGGAGCAAGGTGGCGAGTGAGTCCAGTGACGACCGGCGACCTCTTGCCATAGACCGTGTAATGGTTGTTATTCTTGACCAAGTACTTGCCGCTAGGGGTATCATAGAAAATGTCCTCAGCAGGAAATGTACGGCGATCTGCCGGATCAGAAACTGGATCGATTGGCATCGCGATCGCGGTCGTGATACGATTTTCACGCTGTTCGCTGGCAGCCTTCTTCAGCGTCCTCGATGGTTTCCATCCGTTGTTCGACGCATGATGCCAGAGTGTGCCGATCGTAAACTTCTCAAGACGATCCTTGAACTTCTCGGCATACTCGCCTGGTCGATCCTCTGGCCAATGATTGACGAGGATTGCAGTTGCATCCTCACCGAAATGATTCCAAGCAGCGGAGCAGATCTCAAGCCAGATTGAGTAATCTTGCCGCGGGATTACCGAGATCATGTCCTTGAGATCATCAAGGGTAATGTCGATCGATGAGTCGTGTAGGATCATCGACTGCTCGTCCTTGACGATCGGTTGCATCTCCTTTGCCTCACCATCACGCAACCATGCGGTCGGATCGTAGGACACGAAGCAAAGTCTGATCGGATCTTTACAGCTCTGGTCGATCGTGAGCGATAGCTTTGCGAAATACTCCTCAGCTGCGAGAAAGCACTCCTTGTGAGTCATTGGATCATCCTTAATGCGGATGATACCTTTAACGCCCTTGCCGGATGGTGAGGTAAATACCCCAACCGAGTGAGGATCGTTGATGATAATGTTCCGCATCTCCTCAATGCTCCATCCAATGTTGTCCTTTGCGTCCAGATCGATCTGTAGCAAGCCCGAGTGGGTGAAGCGACCTTCGCTCGCAGCGTTCTTACGCTTGCCGGTCACAAAACCACTGAGCGAGACGCATGGTAATGCACGTTTGAGGTTCTCAGCCTCTAGTTTAAGGCCATCAGCAATGTGCTGTCGGATCGATAGGATGCGAGGTGCAAACTCATCCGAGCGAATTGCATCGAACAGGTCTGTTAGACTGACAGTAGCGGCAGCAGACCATGCCTGGGCGTTGGTGTAATAGTCGATTTCTGGATTCATGTTTTTACGTCAAAAAGAAGCCCCGCCACTTGTGATCCCCACTGGATTTTCTTCAGTGGCAAGTGACGAGGCAAAATGTATAAATTTGCTATGCAGGGATCATTCTGCAACTTTGCGTTGGGCAAGGTTTCACCGAGAAACCAGAAAAACGTCTCCAGAGCAAGAAAAATCGTCAATTAGTCATGGAATCCATTGATTTTGCAACAGGATGCGAAAAAATCGCACCATAACGTATTTTTTTCTTGCGATCGTTGGAAATCGGATCATTGTGCCTTCCGTGACCGAGAAACGGCACATAGAAACGACATGAAAAAGAGAAAATACTTCAAAATTCGCACCCGCGAGGATGACCCGAAAGTCATCAAGCGGATTGATAACCACCATACCAGTTACACGTTCGAGCATCGGACTGTGACAGGTCAATACTACCGTGTGCATCCCAGCATCGCTGACCATGAGGCACTCTGCATGATGCAACACCGAGTAGAGAAGTTCGCACCTGCTATTGGCAATGGTGTGATCATCCGAGCAGATGTTCTTAAAGCCCTTGACGCAGAACCGGTATGATTGACGAAAAACGCAAGCTGGAACAACTCTACGACGAGTATGCTGATCGCCAGAAGCGAGCAGACCGCGAAGAGACGTTTTACGACATAGCGTACACGCTCTTCGTCGTAGCAGTTTTCATTGCATTGGCATTCATCTTCCGAGATGAGATCAAGGCAATAAAGAATCTCCCCACAACAACAACAACAACAACAACAACACAACAATAAGTAAGCATATGATCCTTAAAGACAAACAAAGCAGCGAGTTCATCTCACACCCAGAAACCGACGGCATGGTGAAAGCCGTGATCGTCGATATTACACCTCTCAAAGAAGTGGATACACAATACGGAGTGAAGGAGGTATTCCAGATCGTATTTGAATCGGAGGTCGAGAATGACGAGGGCAAACGATTTTGCGTCTGGTCACGCCGATTTACTCCTTCGCTTAGTGACCGTGCGAATCTTCGCAAAGAACTCAAGAAGATCATGGGCCGAGACTTCACCGCTCTCGAACTAAAGGGATTCGACATCGAGGCACTCATCGGATTTGGAGTCAACCTCATTATCCAGCATGAGATCGGATCGAACGGCAACACCTACGCGGTGATCTCGTTCATCGCCCCAGACAAGTCTGGATCGACGCTGAAGGCATCCGGTGCGTATACCCGAGTTAAAGACCGCGAGGTTAAGGACTACGATAATCAGTCTAAGTCTGCTGCACCGGCAGCTAAGAAAGCAGCACCTGCTGCCAAGGCAGTTGGATGGCAGTCGGTGATCGTCCACGTTGGACGGTTTAAGGGTAAGGCACTCGGAGATATTCCAGAGGACGGTGTGATGGCATTGCTCGACCACTGGTTGCCAACTGCTGATGTTGCAAACGGCGACGACGCAGCACTTGCCAAGGCACTCAAGGAGTTGGCAGTCATCCTAGATCCAGGTACACAAGATCTCGGATTCTGAGCCATGAGTCGTCGGACTCTGTAAGCGATGACAGGCGGGAAAGACCGCCACTTTACTTCCCAAGAACATGACCATAGCAGAAAAGATCGCAATGATGAAGGGTGGCACACCACCATCGAAACTACTCTCAAAGCCTATGCTGGTATCCTCGTCGCCAGCACCGGAGAAAAAAAAGGTCGAGGAGATAGTGGACGAGCGCAGCTTGTCGCAGACGATGGGCGAAGGGATCGACCACACGCCAGTAAACCCACAGATCGGTCAGAACGAGTGGAACGAGGCACTGAACGCGTTCAAGAGCGAGATGTGCATCGTGAGCGACCCGAAAGACCCAGAGATGGCGTGGATCGGCTTGCGGCTCAATGGCAAGGAGGAGAGACCGCTCCTGCTGTACCAACTGCCATACTGGGAGCATCCGCTGACGGTTCGCCCAAGCAACCAACCGTTCTAACCATCACTGATCGACTCAAAGCATTGGCGCAGCGAGCAAGGAGTAAATGTCCAGACGAATGCTGCCAGACATGCTACAACAAACACTGCCGAGTACTACTAAAAACCTGTTGCGTCTGCACAGGTGACATCAACCTAAAACAACGATAAATCTATGAACACAGAAACCATGATACTGACAGGTGAGGGCTACGCTCTCACGATCACCCCAGAAGCTGAGATCCAAAAGACTGCGCTGCTCGACGTTGCTCGCGCAGTCCAGAACGTTCGCTCCAACGACGAGTCCGCTGACGCAGCATTCCATATGCGCTCGTTGGCACAGATGCGGATCGCGGTCGATAAGAGCCGCAAGGAGATCAAGGAGCCGGTGCTGCGGATTGGCAAACTCATCGACCAGACTGCCAAGAACTTCTTGGCTGAGATCGAGGACGAGGAGGAACGCATCCGAGGACTGATCGGGGATCATGCTGCCGAGATGCTTCGACTCAAGAAAGAAGCCGAGGAGAAAGAACGCCTTGCATTTGAGGCTGAGATGACCGCTAGGGCGATTGCAGAGTCCGGTGGGATTGCTGCTGTCATCGAGGCTAGAGACGCGCTACAGGACAAATTGAAGGCATCTGAGGAGGTTGCCAGCACCAATGTCGCCCAAGGAGTTCGGTTCGTCTGGGATTTCGAGGTCACCTCGGTCGAAGACTTGATGCGGTTTGCTCCAGACCTAGTGAAGGTCGAGCCAAAGCGCAGAGAGATCATTGCATGGCTCAAGGGACTTGAGGAGAACGAAGACCGCGATGCTGCCGCAATCGCATCCCAAGTTGGAATTGTGGCGTACAAAATCCCAAGTATCTCAACACGATGAATACAGAAACAATCAAGATGGATAAGCCAATGAAATTCCCACAACGCTGGTATTTGATCTTCGTTCGCCCACCAGGATCGAAAGTCTGGACTCAGCACCAGAAAAAGGTTGACGGTGGTCATTGGATTCCATGGACTCACAGCAATCCGCTGAAAGTAGCGGATGAGGCAAACATGATCTTTATGAGTACCGGTTGGTCAGTGAACGTCATCGACATCGACCACGAGGTTGAAGTCCATGACGAGCAGACACTGCACTTCTCAGAGGAGACGTATGAGCAAATCGTAATGATGGATAACGCAAAACTAAACGCATGGATACACTGAGCATAATTGGAAGAGATCCGATCCTTACTTACAAGATCACCCAGTTGATCGGCAAACGAGCAGAACGCGCTAGAGTACGCCAACAGCGTATCGATGCTATTCTATCACCACTAGCAACCATCAAACGCATCCTTGGACTATGAAACACCCATGCTCACTTTGCGGATCAACGAATTGGCCCGATCCAGAATCACTTTGTCCGTTATGCGATGGGCCTGCCGAACCTGGCCCAGATCCAGATGAGGACTGCCCAGACCACGACTCGCATGACGAAACTATTTATCAAGAAAATATATGAGTGATACACCAGAAACAGATAATCAATCATTCGTTGCAGAACATAACCTCGGTAAAGAACTATGCGTCGAGGCGTGGTTTTGTGAAATCATGGAACGCGAACGAGATGCGTGGAAATTGAACTCTCAATCAAATCGTGATGAATATCATAGATTGATGATTGAAGTAGATGATCAGAATTTTCTAATTAAGAACATCATCAAATTACTGGAAATACCGGAGAATCTATCTAAGGCAGAACATGGTGCTAAAATACATAGAACCATCAAAGAACTGCTTGAGATAAAAAAATACTGCAAAGTACCCTAACACAACCAGCGATGGACTTGATCGAAGTCGCCTCGACCGATAAACGAGGAAACGCAGGTAGAGAATCCTGCTCGCTGACCACTTTTATGAGAGAACAAAACAACGACGACGAACCATGAACAATCCACCAATGACCGAACCCGAAGCGAGAACCGTGGCACTCCTTCGGATGCACTTTGGCTGCACTTTCGGAAAACTCGCTATGTGCTGCCAAGCATTATGGGATGCTAACCGCTGTGAGGAAATTACTGGATACCGATATGGCTCCCCAATGGGGCAAGCTATGGTAATCGCAATGGAAGATCACTTCCAGCTAGAACGCTGCGAGTCTGACAACATGAGCATGGGCGAGCAACGATGCGCAACTTGCGGACTGTCTCAGGTGGCAATTAGCCGATCGCACGATACGCCCAAGCAATGCGGGTTCTGCGGAGAGTTTGCTTCGATGTGGAATTCTATCAATCCGAACGAACCATGAACATTATCCTAAATAAAGAACAGGAAGACAGCATTGTTATAAGCTATCAAGAAGCTATTACTGCTGCAATTAAAGCTGCAGTAGATAAAGAACTTAGCTCAATTAGGAATGATTGGAAAATTCATGATCAAGTTCAACAATTTGTGCGAAAACAGTTTGGAGAAATGTTGAACTCAATTATTGCTGAAAAGCTAATAGAACGAGAGTTAGTTGAAGAACTGGTTAAAGAAAAACTAGCATCCTCAATTAAAAGTCGTCTTACCAAACAACTAAATGCTTTGTCAAAAGCAGAAATAGCAATTGAACACGAAGGAGATTTATGAATAAAGAAAACGCACATTTATACCTACCGCTTGTGCAAGCACTGGCAGAAGGGAAAACGATTCAATTCAATCAAGGCGACGCATGGATAGACGCTGCAACTAATGCTGATTTCAAGTGGTTGGACAGTCCTGACAATTACCGCGTGAAGCCAGAACCGCGCACATGGAGTTTCTGGTTAGATAAAAAAGGAAATTTGTGGCATTACCACATAACTCCACTTGCTGATTGGAAACGCATCACCGTGCAGGAGGTGCTGGAATGAGCGACACGCCAGAAACAGATGCGGCAGAAATCGTTCTTTCTCCATTAGAAGGCGATCAGTGGGTTCGAGCTGACGTTGCCCGTAGGCTAGAACGCGAGCGTAATATAGCTTTTGCTGACATCAATTTGCTTTGCGACAAAGTATTGGAATTGAATACACTGCTGCAAGCACATGGAATTATCGAACACGAAAACTAAAATGACTGACAAACAAATAAACCAACGGATCGCGGAAGCGTGTGGGTGGAAATTGAAATCAAATGGATTAAATCCCATGTGGTCTTGGCAAAATGAATCTCTAACTCACAGAATAAAGTGGGTAGCTAACAAAGAAATGGCTTCTCAAGGAGTATTGCCAAACTATGTAAACGACCTAAACGCCATGCACGAAGTTCAGAAGGTGCTAACAAATACTCAATGGGGAGTTTATGTTAATTACCTAACTGCTACCACAAAACATGATTACAGACGAGCGTGTGCTGAGGCATCCGCTCGCCAGAAAGCAGAAGCATTTCTAAAGACATTTGGAGAATGGGAGGAGGAAGCAGAAGAATGTTTACAAGACTTCCTCGATTCTTTCAGCATTTGCTGAAATCGACAAAATCTACAGAACACAAAACGATGGAAACTAAATGAGAACCGTAAAAGAAGAACAATTACAAAAGGACGTGAAAGTTTGGAAATCAAGAGCAGAAGCGCATGAGGAAAACTATTTGCAAATGCTCAAGCGTATTGACGACGTTATCGCAGAACGTGATGAAGCAGTTCGCAGTTGCCATATCTGGCAAAAAGGTCATGGGGTAATTGTAGCTGAACGCAATGCCGCTATTGCGGAGCGCGATAGATTGATAACGGCCATTGAAATACACAGGGCAAAAGCGTTTCCGCTTACTGGAGAAGATTTTGATCAAGAGCTATGGGGTGAAATTGAAACCACAACCAACTAAAATGACTAAAACTCAATGGTGCAGACGATGCCAGAAGGACAAGCCAGTACGCGAGTTCTACATCTCCCACCGTACTCGGTGCATGCGGTGCATGTCTGAGTGTGCGAAGGAGCGGCTGTCTGACCCAAAGAAGCGGCAGCAGCAACGTGATCGCTGCAAGAAGAACTACTACGAGAATAAAGAATGAGCAGTCTACAGACAAAACGAGAATTAGGTAAAATCGGTGAACAATGGTGCAGGACATGCGAGAAGCACAAGCCGATAGTTGCCTTCTACCCATGCCATCGAACGATGTGCATGGACTGCAAGAAGGCTAAGAAGCGAAAGTCATTGCGTGAATGCGTGAAGGACTTGTGCCATTCATGCGGCAAGTGGAAGCCACAGACACAATTTGACATCAACTCAAGAGGTGATAGGATAATGAGTACCTGCTCTTTGTGCACCAAGAAGAAAGCTGAAAAGCGCGATATAAAGAAGCAAGCCATCACTACCATATCACTCTATGAATTACAGACAGGGCCCCAGGAAGAGATCAAGATTAAGAAGGATTTATGGTATCTCCATAAGGGCACTGTACATCTTTTCATTGTTGGCCCTGGCGAGTTTGCAATGCATCGTTGTACTGAGCCAGTGTATAGGGGACGTATTGGAACAAAGGAAGAAAGAGAGATTGCAAAGATCGCTATCGAAAAATTAAATGATGATTTGGCAAATAATTTTGACAAAGGCCCAGAAGTAATTAAGAAAGCTCTTGACGAGGCGAAAGCCGAGTATGCGAAACAACAAACAAACACAAAAAATGAACAGCACACAAACAGAAGAAGTATTGAAGGCCATTGAAGACGGACAGATCTTAGTGGATGAAAGCACCAGCCAAGTATTAAATGCGCTCAAAGAGGAGCAGTTGATAAATCTGAAACTAAGTGAGACGCTGAAGTCGGTTTCAGATTGCATCAATGGAGCCACAGAAGTGATAAAGCTGGAGTACGCGGCTATCACGACTCTGCGGACAGCTCTCTTGGCAATTCACCAGCACTACGGATTCTCAAGCAAGTCTCTAATTAAGCTCATTCCAACGGATACAGACGAGGATGAAATTGTAATGGAGTTTGGAGAGCTCATGGAGAATGCCGAGAATCTTGCAGACAGGGTAGCAAGGGTACTGGGTAAAACCGAGGATGAACGTCCACCGACAATGAAAGAGCTCGATGAAAGTTGCGGAACTGAGTTCGTGTACGTTGATCAAAGCGAGGATTCCTGATCAAAGACATGAGCGCCGCCCAGAACAGACCGAATCCGAATCCACTGGAAGATCCGAACAAGCATCTCATGGCTGCTCTGAAGATCTACTCAGACAATGGAATCTACTTCGGTGATGTTCTGGAGTGGCATCTCATGAATGGCGTGGTGCATTCCACGACAGACGTGTTTGCGCTTGGATTCCCTTGTGCGCTTAGCGACCCGATGACCGCCCTATCCATGGAGGACAAGAAGGCCGACTGTCTGCATTTCACGATGGTGGTCGGCAATATGTTCGATGCAGTGATCGGGTTTGCAGATAGGTTTGACTTCCTGGCGTTCAGACGTGATACTAAGTCCGACTCCAGAATCAGATTCTACGACTACGGAAAGTTCATGATGAAGATCTCTTGAGATAACACAGACAGACCAAACAATATGAAAAAAGGAAATAGCTGCAAAATGATGGGTGGAAAAATGACCAAGGACTCAAGCTCAAAATCACATGAGAAGGGCGAGTCGAAGGCGATGAAGAAGAAGGAAGCCAAATCTGGACGCAAATCGTAATGGAGAAGCGATTCAAGAAAGTGGTGACCAACCCAGACACTGGCAGGAGCAAGACTGTCAGATACGGCCAGGCTGGTAAAGCCGCAGACGGCGGTGACAGGATTCGTCCTGGAACTGCCAAGGGCGATGCTTACTGCGCCAGGTCTGCCAAGATCAAGGGTGATTGGAAATCAGACCCAAACTCGCCCAACAATCTTTCCAGACAAAAGTGGAAATGCAACGGAAGCAAATCCATGAAGTGACATAAAAAATTTCCTGCAACGATGGGTGTTGTTGCAGGGGTGTTGGTGATGCAAGAAGGCCGATGAGTGTGTTGCTCATCGGCCTTCAACTTTGTCTGCGTATCAGAGGTTGCGCCAACCGTGTTGCCTCACGGCCACTCTACCACCAGAGAGTCGGCGGGTGGATACGATAGCTGTGCAAAGGTGGCCACAGCAGTCGTGCTCACACCCACAGCGCCACCGAAATCGGTCTTCGATGTCCTCGTCCGATGGATGGCCGTACACGATGTGGAATTGTCTGAAGGACTCTCCGTCTGAATCCCATCTAGCTTGCTTTGATGTTGTCATATTGGGTTGATTTTATGCCATCACCTCATGCGAGGATGGATTGATGATGCGGATGAGATAGGCGATCACCATCTCTGGCGTGTCGTCTCCAAGTGGATGCATTCCTGTCTGGCCTTCCATGTGGTAGGTGATCCAGCCGTTTTCGATTCGTAGTACTAGGTGCTTCATTTTGTTTGGTTTGGTTTTTGGGAGATCAAATTCCAACTTCCGAGAGCGCCGCCTTCTTGGCAAGCCTCGCAGCCTTCTTGGTGATGTAGCGAGCCGCATTGAGTTCGCGCTTCCGCTCCTTCGTGAGGCGCTGGGTGGTGGTCTTTGGCAATGACATGCCCCTGCCGTCTGGTGGGCATCCTGCGGCCTCCCAGCGCTTCTTGCGGTTCGCCTTGCGAGCCTTGGCAATCCGCATCTTGTTGGCAAGGTAGTAGGCACGGGAGTACTTGCCATCTGAGTTGTTGGCTGCCTGCCACCGCTTGGATGCCTCACGCTTCTTCTGGAGGCGCTCTTCCTCGGTGGCCGCAGACCGCTCGACCACCCGCTTCAGCCGCGCATGCACCTTAGCGCGATATTCGGGATTCGATTCCATTTTTTTCTTGTGATGGCGCTTGGCTGCCTCCGCGCTCTGCTTGCGGTAATCAGACAGCCGCTGCTTCGTCCCCCAGTACTCACCACCGACGAAGCGGCGGTTGTACTGGATGAAGAAGATGCCATCGCGGTCTGGGTGTGGGAAGCCCGACCTGAGCTTCAACTCTGGCCGCGCCTTGAACATGGCCATGATCTCAGACCATTCTTCTGGGCTGAACTTCTTGTGCGCCGCCAGGCGGAAACATCCCTGGCCGCTCTCGGCCATCACCCTTGCAGTCTGCAGACGGCGCTCGGATGGTGGAAGGGCCGACTGGGGCAACGGGGCCGCTGGCATCGGTTGCTGAAGCCACTTGGGCAGTGGTACTGGTGGTTTCTCGTTCATATCTTGGTTCGTTTCGTTCATATTTTTGTTCATTTCTAATACATTCTGGTTTGCGGAAGGTGCTTATTTGTCTCAAAGCGTGTTGAGGAAACGGCGGAATGGTCGAAATAGCACCTGTCGCTAAATTGCATGGTATTTGGGTTATTTAGACAAAACAAGCGAAATTTTGAGAAAAGATTTTTCCCATATAAACAAAGGGATTGCGGGGAAAAATGGTGGATCTAATGGAAATTCGTGACATAGCACGCGAGTGACCATGTTATGTTCCAAGAATCTAATACAAAAAAAAGAGGGTGAGGAAGTCGTGGTTTTTAAGCGAGTTATGACTTGGTTTTAGGAAAAAAAGCGGGAGGATTCTATAAGGTAGTAAATAGGTAGAACCTTTATTTCCTACTCACTTCCTCCTTCCTCCGTCAGAAGGAAAGCTCCAATCCCCCTGACGGGGGGAGCATCCTCTGAACGGGAAGGTAGGCAGACACCGAGGCCCGACCCCAGCACCACCACGCGCAGCGAATGAGAAAAAAAAGGGCGCAGGGTTTTTGATGTTCACGAAACAGATTTCGTCAACATACCTGCATCACGATACGGTAAGGAAAAAGATTGATAGCGCGGAGAGCATCGGTCATGGTCGGCTCAGACATGAAAGCAATAGCGCGGAGAGCGAAGGGGGCGGCCAAGGGGGAGACAGCGGGAGCGGCGCAGCCGCGAGCAAGAGCAGGCGCTGCGAAGCAGGCAAAGGCAGACGGGGATGGCGCTGCGAAGCAGGGAGACAGGCAGGGAGCTAAGCAGGGAGCTAAGCGGTCGCATCTTGAGCTGAAGTGGATCGGTCTGTGGGATGAGCTCGGTGGGCCAGAACTGCAGGAGGAGGTGAAGTTTCACGCAACGCGGAAGTGGAGGGCGGACTTTGCCCATGAGGGGGCGAAGGTGTTGATCGAGATCGAGGGCGGGGCGTGGGGTGGCAGACACACCAGGGGCGGGGGTTTCACGGCAGACCTGGAGAAGTACCTGGCTGCGTTCCTAGACGGTTGGTCTGTGGTGAGGATCGGTGCTGGACAGATCAACTCGGTGGTGGTGCAGGCGGTGATCAAGCAGGTGAGGATGAGGATGGGCGTGAGGGTGGGGGCTGGGATGGCGGTGGGTGATAGCGCGGAGAGCGTGAGCCGTGGCGGCAGCGGTGAGGATAGCGCGGAGAGCGTAGCGGATAGCGCCGAGAGCGTGGAGTGGCTGCGGTGAAATTTTTTTGATTTTTTTTCGTTTTTTTTCGACCGTCGATTTTTTCTGGTTTTACCTCCAGCCTGTCTGCGCTCGTCGGCCTCGGCGGTCGGATCGGGTGGATCGGGCGGGTTGTGGGGCGATGATCGGGGCGGATGGGGCCGTGCTGGCGCTGGGCGGTGTCTGTGAGCTCGTCTGGCGGCCTGTCTGGGGCTGGACAGCGGAAATGGTTTGCGGCCTGCCTGAGGGCCGTTTGCGGCGCAAAAAAAGGGAGGCCGTTTCGGGCCTCCCTTTGATGGGATGGGGGGATCGGGCCGTCAGTATCGGCCTCGGGCCGTGGCGGTGAGCCAAGCGGTGGC